ATGCTGGATAAAAAAGCATTGGGCAGAACTATCAAGAAGACGCGAACAGAGAAAAAGCTCAAACAAGTTGACGTTTCAGCGGTTACTGGGCTTTCAAGAAACTATATATCTGATATTGAGAATGGTAGATATATGCCTAGTGTCGAGGCACTTTCAAGGTTAGCTGCTTGTCTGGACATGGATTTAAATTTGCTCAAAATGACGGAAATACAAGTTATTACTGAGTTTAAGGAGTGATGGCATGGATAGGCGAGACTCTCCAGGATACCTCTTCAGCCAAGCGATTGACGCTCTGCGCAATCAACTCAAAGAGGAACTGCGGGAAGAATTGCGCGCGGACTTGGAGGCAGCACCTGGCCGCACAATCTCTTTCACGGAAGCCTGCGAATACCTGCAGATGTCCGAATACACGCTCCGGCGGCTGTGCCGGGAGAAGCGGATTCCGCATCGGACATATGGCGCAGACGGCTCGAAGAACCCGAGGTACTGGTTTAGCACGGCAAGTTTGGATCGGTGGATTCGGGAGCAAGAAGAATTGAATTACCGGGTGAAGGGGAGGAACGAGGCATGGAATACTTAGCGGCTCATATCAGGGAAACAGCTGACATCGCTGGTGGTTACCTCACAGGTACGTTGTTCGTTGAAGGCGAGGTGGTTGGCCTGCAGCGTCAAAACGGCGAGGAGATCCTGCTGGATGATACCTACTTGATCGAGGTGCGTAACGATGACGCGTACCAACAAATCACGATCCAGGAAGCGTTGACCGCCATAACGGGCGAAGGCTGGCCGTTGTATGCGGGCCTCTACGCAAGAGTGAAAAGAGGGCAAAAGGAAATGAGCACCCACAGCAAACGGGCCATATGGCTCGCGATTAACTCGGAACACGGCGACCGCCTAGTGGAGATCACACAGGAACACACTGCACTGGCTCGTGACTTGGCCGTCAACAAGCATCTGACAGGCGCGGAAAAGGAATCGTACAAAGCGCGCATTGAGCAGTTGCGTCAGGAGCGGGAGACGATCTTGCAGCAATTTGAGGGGAGGTGAGTGGGGATGGATCAAAAAACTACAGCTGCCGTCAATGAAGTAACTCAGGCTATTTGTTCATTGATACACGACAAGAGCAAAAGCAGCTCGGCAGACGACCAAGCGCAACTGCCGAGTTTGATTGTTGCATTAGCTATTCTTGTTCGGTTTCAACCTTAAAGTTACCAAGCATGACGTCATTAACTGATAACGCAATAGTTTTGTAAAGTTTAGAAATTTCTTGAGCACGCATATGGTTGTATTTATTTAACTCCTCAACAGATGCGTAAGTACCTTTTCCTGGGAAAACTATAGCACCCTTTTCTATCGCAGCTATAGTGATTTCCTTAGCAATTTCAGCGAAATTCTGTGACATGGTCTCACCTCCTTCCAGTTTGGTTTGGTAAGTCTGGACAACTTCCATTTCGACAGAAAGGTGGAAAATCCTACAAATGGAGGTGATAGGGTGCACGATGACAGACTCGAACGGCTGGCCACGTACTTTGTTTACCACCGGATCAGGGAGCGATACGAAATCACTTTTGAAACATTTGTTCAGAGGGTGCAAACAGGTGCCTTGGAAGCATATCTCGCATGAGGGGAGGAAAAGGGGATGAAGAACACGGCAAATCTGGCTACGCCAGCGGAGATGGTCGAGGACATTTTGACAGACCCGATCCTGCAAAGCCGGATCTGCGCAGACGCGTTTATTGGGCTGCTGATTATGGCAAACATGCCTGAAAATGAAAAGCCCACCTGCTTCCAACAGGTGGGATAGAACGGTCATTTCCAATCGTCTTGCCGGACCAGGGAAATGACAACCGAACAACGGAGGACAAGCCTCGCTACAAATATTATAGCCAAATATTCGAAAATGTATACATAAAAGTTTGTCCTCCGATCAAAAAGGAGTGTTTGGGATGACCAAAGCCGAAGTTGGGCTGTTTGACACAATTTTAGAATGGTCAAAAGAATTGGGAGTAGATCATACCGAATTCTTCACGCCTGAAGGTTTCCACTTTTTTGACTGGTGGGAAAAGTTGGTTTCATGCATGACGCTTGAAGAAGTCGAGGTTTATTTAAGTATCCCGGAACCCCAAGGGGAAAAAGTGGGGCTTATATACAAGAAGCTGACAAAAACCGCAATTGCCCATCGAGATCGATTGGTATTGGCAGTAGAGGAAGGAGCGGTGCTAAATGCAAAAGCAGAACAATGCGCTGGATGACTTCAAGACGTTCATGAGCCAGATAGAATGGCTTTGCCAACATCTAAGGCTAAATTTGGATGACTATACAAGCTCGTATGACTTCTTCCGGGATGTAATGGGCAGAGTCTCTGTTGGTACACTCCAGTCACTCGATACGATGATGGGCGACGATTACTTGCATGATGATCTATTGGGTGAGATGCACCGCGCAGTACGCTCACGATTACAAGAGCTTCGACCGACTGTTTCCTTGGCCGGAGAAAGTGGGTGGTCAGCATGAGTAAAGCTGAGGATCGGAACCTTGAGGCAGAGTACCAAAAAATCTGCCACAGAGCTGCAGAGGGAGATTTAGTTGCCCTGGCACTTATGAACATCATCAATGCAGCATTGGAAGACAAAATTTCTGACGATCAATTGCGTATGGTCAGGGATGTGTGTAAACGGGAAAGCATTGCGGCAGGGTATAAGTTATTCTTGGAATTTTACAGGCAATCGTTACAAGAGGGGGCTGTGACAGCTTGAGCATTTTTAGGGTAAGGAAGAACGACAACTACGTCGTGATGAATAAGACAGCCTTACGTGATGAGCGTTTGAGTTGGAAAGCAAAAGGGATCATCGCTTACATGCTGTCATTGCCAGATGACTGGACATTCGTTCTGGATGAGCTTTCGCAGCATGCTGCTGACGGTAAGGATAGTCTGAGAGCCGGGTTGAAGGAATTAAAGCAATTTGGCTATCTTCACCGATTCCCGATAAAAGAAAACGGCAAGATCGTCAAGTGGGAGACACATGTTTACGAAACGCCACAGGAGGTTCTTCCAGAAGAGGAGAAACCACAAAAGGAAATGCCACAAGTGGAAAAACCAGAAGTGGAAATTCCACAAATGGAAGAACCACTAGTGGGAAATCCAACGCTACTAAGTATTAATAATACTAAGTATTTATCTTTACTAAGTAATAATAAAAATATTGTCCCTTTTGCTGAAATCATCGACTACCTAAACCAAAAGGCGGGAACAAGCTATCGGCCAACCAGCAAAAAAACACAGCAGCTTATCACTGCCCGATGGAACGAAGGGTTTCGCCTGGATGATTTCAAGCGAGTTATCGATAACAAGTCGGCTGAATGGTTGAAAGACCCTGGATGGTCAAAATACCTTCGACCTGAGACGCTTTTTTCACCAAAGTTTGAAGGTTATCTCAATCAAAAGCCTTTCAGCAAAGGAGGGAACCTCAGTGGAGCCAATCCGGGAGTCCTTGCCCCAGATCGTGAGGAGCTGTATCGAAAAGCAGGGATCAAGTGAGCGGAACTGCCTTTATTGCGGCCGTCTGATCAAGCCCATAGAGTTGAAATCAGAGCTGCTTGGAAATTTTCGCGTAACTCCAGCGTGTAAGTGTGAAGCCGAAAAAGAGATGGCTGATATCAAACGCTACGAGCGGGCTAAGCGTAACGGTGAGATTCACGAATATAGCGACGATGACCAAATGGTTAGGCATGCAACCCTCAAGGGCTATCATGCAACGCCTGGAACGATGCGAGGGCAACAGGTCATACAGAGTTTCACGGAGGATTTTTCCAACTGGGGAGCTAAAGGCGTATACCTTTTTGGGGACAACGGTTTAGGGAAAAGCCACCTACTGTCAGCGGCAGCCAAGGAGCTACGAAGCCAGGGCCAGAGTGTCATCTACACGACGGCAAAGCTGCTGATTTCACACACGAGAAAGCCAAACAGTAAATGGGATTACCTGCACGCTTATAAAGCGGCGGATGTCCTGATCATTGATGAGATGGGTGCAGAGGTTCCCGCTGACTGGGAAATGGGAGAGCTGTTCACGGTATTAAACAGCAGGCAGAATCGTAAGCCCATCCTTTACGGATCCAACTTTACCGTAATGGAGCTGGAGGCGAGATTTGAGGAGAGACAGGCGGGTTGGGGAAAGCGGCTCATGGAGCGCATCATTGAATCAAGTGTTTTGGAAGAACTGACTGGAAGCAGCTACCGCTTTGATTTGCACGTTGAAAACACAGAGCAGCTACACAGGAGATTGATAGACCATGATTGAGGTTCTCGAACTGCCACACAGCGCAGAAGCGGAGCGGGCGGTGTTGGGTGCCATCTTCCGAAGGCCGCCTGCTATAACGAAAGTCATAGACGATCTGAAGCCAGAAGATCTTCACATTACCCGGAATCAAGTAATTTTTCAAGCTATGACTGAACTGTACGAAAAAGGCGATCCGGTGGACATAATCACAATGACCAACCATTTGCAAACCAAAAACATGCTGGATAATGCGGGTGGCGTGATGTATTTGACAGAGGTGGCTAGTTCCACCCCGACCGCCGAGAACATTGACTACTACGCAGCCATTGTTTTGCATAAGTCGCGTCGCAGGAAGTTGATTTTGAGCAACTACCAGGCATACAAAGACAGCTTGGAAAACGAAAATGTGGACGAGGTACTGGCTCGAACGGAGAAAGTGGCACAAGAGCTGCGGGATCGCGGCAAGAAACGAGCCGTTCGCCCAATCAAAGAAATTGCATTGGAAGCGTACGAGGAGATTGATCGGACGTTTCAGCAGAGAGGGCGGACAACAGGGGTGCCTTCTGGTTATCCCGATTTGGACAAGATGACGAGCGGGTTTCATAAGCAGGACCTGGTCATCCTAGCAGCACGGCCCTCAGTAGGAAAGACCGCATTTGCCTTAAATATTGCTCAGAATGCTGCCAGAAGTATAGCCGAACCGATCTTGATTTTCTCGCTGGAAATGAGTGGGGGAAAGCTGGTTACACGAATGGTAAGCGCGGAGGGCAATATCGACGCAACTAGGTTACGAACAGGATGGCTGGAGGAAGATGATTGGCAGAAATTAACCTATGCTATTGGCAGAGTCACAAAGGCGAACATCTACATAGACGATACACCTGAGATTGCCCTTGGAGAGCTGCGTTCAAAATGCCGGAGCATGAAGCAACAGGAAGGCCTTGGACTGGTCATCATCGATTACCTCACCAAAATCAAAATGGACAAGCATGGGCGCAACCGTCAGGAGGAAGTATCCGAGATCGTTCGTACGCTCAAGAGCATGGCGAGAGAGTTGGACGTGCCGGTAATTGCTCTTTCCCAGCTAAGCCGCGGTGTAGAGCAACGGCAAGATAAACGACCGATGATGAGCGATCTCCGCGAGTCTGGACAGATCGAGCAGGAAGCGGACTTAGTTGCGTTCCTGTACCGGGATGACTATTACGACAAGGAAACGGAAAGCAAAAACATTGTTGAAGTCATCATCTCGAAGCAGCGCAATGGACCAACCGGGACCGTGGAGCTGGCTTTCCTGAAGGAGTATAACAAATTCGTCAGTTTGGATCATCGCTTCGGACGGCAGGCAAGTAACGATGACTATCAAGATGAACGCGACCTGACGTGGCGATCATAAAATTGATGAAAGTAGCCCAAGACTATGACCATTTGTATTAAAAGGATTTACCTTAAAGGGTAGATGCACTTACTCAAGCGCTCATCCAGGGGGAGGGAAAGATTTGGACAAGCTTGTGTTCATTGAAAACGGCAGAGTGATTACAGATAGCCTAATTGTGGCGGAAACATTTATGAAAAATCATTCAGATGTTCTCCGCGATATACGGAATCTTGGTTGCAGCGAAGAATTTCGACTAAGCAATTTTGCAGAGTCATTCTACATCAACCAACAAAGAAGACAGATGCCAAAGGTTGATATGACCCGAGATGGTTTTACGTTTCTGGTTATGGGCTATACCGGGAAAGAAGCAGATCGGTTCAAAGAGGACTATATCAAAGCGTTTAATCTGCTTGAAAAGTCGCTCCGATCAACTCAACAGCAAATGTCTGCAATGGAGATGGTCGCATTCTTGGCAAATCAGGCTGTCCAGAAGGAAAAAGAGGATGCGCGACGGGATCAGGAACTCATGGCGCTAAAGAGTGGATTTGACGCCATAACCGACAATCTGACAGCTGTGCCTGATGCATCTAAGGTTGTTGATCTGATCAACGAATACTCCCGCTGGACTCGGATGGGCCACAACGAGATATACAACCGCATCTATGACATTATGAAGGATCAACACGGTATCAGTGTACTCGAGCGTGTGCAGCGTGAGCGGGAAAAAATTAATGCTGAACGAATTGAGAAGACCGGCAGACCATACGCCGAGTCCACGCTAAAGAAAATGGTGAACGGGATCGACGTCATGGTTCGCATGGGCGTCCTGGACAAATTTCATACGATTCTAGTCGGAATGTTGGCAAAAGCAAAACGGGAACGAATCTTTTACTAATCCAAAAAACAAGGGGAGATTTACATGACAAACTACAAAATGATTGAATCCAGTGCTGTGGAAGTAATGCATCTGTTTGAAGTGATGAAAACATACGGGGTAACTTGCAGCCTGGAACTAACTCGAGCAAAGGGGAATGATCCGTTCATTGGGAGCGCCGGGGTAAACGTAGATGTCGAGTGCCTCGAAGGGGAAGATGGAGATGTCCTTGTGGTGAAGTTGGGGGAAGCAGAATTTGCATTTGACACAGAAGACCACACTTTCGGCAAACTTGTTTCTGATCGCCAAATCATGATTAGTATTGTTGAGAAAGACGGGGAATATGCGGCCTGGTTTGATAGTGATATAGTCACTCCAGAAGGTATTGAAGAAGCCAATAACTATACCGACATCATAGTCGATACCGGAGTCTTCTCGGAAGAAGAAAAAGAACTGATCTACTTTCTGAGAAGCCTTGAATTTGACGATGTTTTGGATGCCGTTTCCGGGATCGAGTACGAGGTGGATCAGAGTAAGCAGAAAGCGGCAATCAACCTCCGAGAAGGGAACCAGCGGAATGCTCAAGCCTTCGATGAGAGGGTAGCCAGACTTACGCAGTTGGCCTACTTACTAGGTAAAGCGAACAGAGAGTATGTAGAGCATATTTATCCAGACATGGGGGAGTAAATCTCATCCCCCTTTCCTTTCCAAAAGCCAAAGAATGAACAGATAAACTAAAATTTCGGGAGGTTGTTGTATGAGCATCAGAGTAACGGTGTTTCATGGTGAGAATAAAGCTTTTTTGGAAATTGCAAAGCCAAATAACAAACAAGTCCTTCAAATCATTCGCGGAGTATTCGGGGTTTTCGGGTTTGGGTTTCCACAAGACGAGCAAGCAAAACCAATCTCCTTGCCAGAAGCAAAAGAGAATTTTGTACCAAAGATTCTGTCAACCGAACTGACCAATGATTCTGCCAATACTAGCGAAGACAGCAAAAGCGACAACGAAATAGTGACAAAAATGCACTCGAAACAACTTCCTTATGTAAATTCGGCGAGAACGCTCTCTACACCGTTAGGAGAAAAACTGGGGCCATTGCTGGGGATCGTAGCCGACAAAGAGGTTGAAACCAATCATCCCGAATCTGCTCCACCGGTAGATGATCAGATAACAAAGAACGAATCAACTAACAACGACATCAAAGTCATAAATGGCTTGGAACACTACCGTACGAGAGTGTACTGCAAGAATGCAGCCTGCGGTAAACGAAGCAATCGGTGGATACCCGTAAAACAAAAATCGATTCAATGCCCGCATTGCAAAACGATTCATGTAAGACGAGACGCAACAGTCCAGGGATTCCCGAACCAAGATCAATTCGGGAATTTCTTCAAAGCAGATAATTTGTGGATCGGCAACCACAAGTCGCATGCAGAAAGGATTAAAAGTCCGATTCGATAAGAGGTGTTGCCGGGATGACTCAATCTGTGGAGACCGACCGAAAAAGGTTGAAGGCTATACGCGTGGTGATTGGCGACCTGATTGAGCAAAATTGCAAGGGCTGTTTAACATTCATCGACAACTATAAGCTATTCGGCCAATCACAAGCTCAAGCGCTGTGTACGTCCGAATGCAATGTTGGAAAGCAGCTATTTATACTCGGCCAGAGTTTACTCACGGGGCGGACTCCCAAGTCCGTCCATGAGGGAAAAAAGGCAGATGAGCCAAAGAAGGTGAATGACAATTTGGAAAAGGAACTTAGCAAGGGAACGTATCTTGAACTGAGTGGGTCATTACCGGATTATAAAATCGCAAATCAATACAACATTTCGGCTCAAACATTAAAACGAATGAAAGATGAGTGGGAGCTGCCAGATAAGCGTTTGAATCCAGCTAAGTCTGCAAACTCCAATACTGAGGAGCCCAAAAGAGGCCCAGGTAGACCGAAAGCAAAACAGGTAATGAAAGATGATGAGCGTGTTCAAACCGAACAAAAAACGGGGGTATCGAAGACTGATCTGCAGCTTGAAATGGCTGGAAAGCTTTCGGAATTGGAGAAGACACTGCGGGACAAAGATAAAACCATACTCCTGCTCAGAGCCGAAAACGAGCGATTGCAGACCGTGTTTCAGAATCAAGTGGGAGCTTTAAAGGAAAAAGTGATTCCAACCTTCAACACATTCTTTCAAGATTACATTCAGTTTACTTTCAAGACAAAAAATGCAACAGCAGCGGATAACGTCAGACGTACTTTAGAGGAAATGGGAGCGGATCTGGATTACAAAGTACGGAGTGGAGTCATCGTAGTGACAACGGATATCGACGGCATGATGGCAATTGAATGAGCGATAACAAGGGAGTGGACATTCATGCAAGCACAATCATTAAAAATTGACCTAGAGAGCAATACGGTGATCATACCGGTCGGAAGCGGGCCGTTGATGGTCCTGATTGACCCAAAACGAAAGGCAGCAAATCTTGTTCCACTCGTCGAACACGGAGACATCGTGGTAAAATGTTACCAAGGAAGAATTACCGGATACGATGAGCGAAAAAGCCATCGATTTGAATAGCCTGGGACCGACAACGGGAGGGCGTCAGATACACACCTACAGTAAAGGTGTGCTCTGGCGCCCTTTTTGTTTTCAGAAGGAGAGAGAAGATATGATTACGATTCGGGAGTACGTGGAATGGAAGATGGGCAGGAAACAGTCAATGGAGCTATTGGAAATGATATACCAGGAAGCTAAGCGGGGCATACGTTCTAAAAAATCGAGCATCCGAGAAATCAAGAAAAAACGGCCATCAGAACGATTTTCTCAGGAAGAGTTACGCCGCATGATGGGAGACGTCGGGCCGCGCCGGTTCCTGAAGGACGTGGCCAGCAGACGCAAGTAATGCAACGGGGAGGGGTTCTCATGCAAGACTTGCTACAGGGTTATATAGAAACTAGACGGATGCTAAAACGGATGCGCAGGAACTGCCAGGGAGAGCATGTGGCTACTGATCGGCAGCTCCTTGGTGAAATGCTTGGTGAGTCAGAATGGATTATTGAGTGGTTGGAGACGGGACGAATGCCAGGGAACAGACGCGGCATTGAGCGCAGGGCGGCTTACCAAAGAGAGAAGCTAGTCGATCCGCTCCGTATGCAGGCGTTCGCAGCTCGAAGTACAGCAGGCAGCCCGTCGAATCTGACAGAATGGGAGTTGAATCAAATAGAGGATGCCCTATGCGTTTTGAGTGAACGGGAAAGGGAGTGCTACGTGTTGGCCCATGGACAGGGATTCAGCCATGAGTACATCGCGGATTTATTAAGAATATCGAAGGGCAGCGTTGATTCATACATAGCACGCGCGCAAGAAAAAATTACAGATAGACTCCAAAACAGCCTATTCCTCGTCTGATAGGCTGTTTTTTGCCATGCATTTGCCACCTATGTATGAAAGGTGCTCATCTTTCGAACCCCTCCTCTAACCGCCCGGGAAACCGGGCGGAATTTTCTCAAAATGAACAGGAAAAATTCCCCTTCTTGCCGAAATGATTGGCGAAAGGGGAGGGTAAATATGTCTCATCAAGCATCTTTAGAACTGGAAATAGCGGTACGTATGGCTCTTGGGAAAAATGCTGGCCGGGGAGCGCTTTTAGTTGCTAGTGCGGACTATATTGACATTGGTTTTGGCTTTGCAGCCCTTACTGGAGCAGTTGCTCCTTATTATGTGAATGCTACTCCCGAGGAGCAAACGGAAATAAGTGAATTCCTTCAGAGGTACACCGATTTAAATGGGGGCAGATCAAAAGACCATGCAGAATTGATTCAACAGGCGGCAAGAGAACTTGATGACTTAATCAGAAAACTGAAAAGGTAATCGAGGGGGCACCATCACGGTGCTTTTTCTTTTGTCAGGCAAAAAAAGGGAAGCAGTAACCTTTGCAGAATATGTAGAACCGAGGTGAGGATATGGAAAGCTTGTTGGGAACTATAGTATTTTTTTTGCCGGGATTCTTGGCTTATTTTTGGCTGCAATCATTTGGGATAACTCCTGTAACAAAGCATTCATCTGGAGAATTGACGGCAATTTCCGCTTTACTCTGGCTGCCCGTCTCGTTCATAACGCTTCTTATATACAATTTGGGTGTTTGGGTCTCATCCAAAATGAGTGAAATGAAATACATTTGGGAAGTGGCTGACTTAAGCAAAGTTTCGGGGAATTTTGTTTTTTTATTTTCTTTTTTAGTGCTAAGCACATTGGTGAGTTTTTTGTTAAGTTGGTTATGGGCAAAATATGGCCAGGAGAGGCTTCAAAAAGTAATAAACAAAATAAGAATCTCCAGAAAGGTTGCTCCATTCTCCGATGCACCGTCCGTTTGGGATGAGGTCTTTGTGAAGTATGGAGGGAAAGTGGTTGAAATAGGGAAAATTGGCGATGAAAAAGGTTACCTTATTGGCTCGGTGAGGAAAGCGTCCCGGCCATTAGAACCGGAACGCAACTTATATCTGGACGACGTTGAGTTTTTTACTATGATCGTAAAGGATTACAAGGTGCCTGTATCTCATGTCTTCTTTGACACAAAATCAGGATCCTACGTCAAAATTTTCGATGGGGAAGCCATCAAAAAAGCCCAGGAAAAGTACTATGCTGACAATGGCATTACTTCTTAGGGGGATTTGGTGGCTGAATCCTTGCTGATGGCTGATCAACCGAACGCTGATCACCAGTTGGTCTGATTCTCATAGACGGTTGATCCACAGATGCGTTTGTATTTGCACCAGGTGGTTTTTTATCATTCATAATTAAATCCTCCTTTCTGTCGATTGATGGGTCACGCTATCGAAATTCGACGTTTGGAGGGATTTCCCTTTTATTCTCTTGATTGCACCCGCGAGGTGCTTTTTTGTTTGTCTAAATAACTATGGGGAGGTGAATGGTTTGGCGAGCGTCCAACCCATACGTGACATGCTTGTCATCGAGGCCATCCTGAATGATCTCAAGAAATCGAGTCCAAAGTACCACGCCTTATTTCTCTTGGGTATTCATACCGGCTTGCGGATCTCGGATATGCTTCGCTTAAAGGTAAAGGATGTGCGCGCCGATGAAATCAAGATCAGACAGAAGAAGAACAAGAAGTGGGTGACACTCCCCGTTCAGCCAGAGCTCAGGAAGGGTATCGCTGATTATATCGCTGACAAAGACGATGACGATTGGTTGTTTGAGAGCCGCCAGCGAAAACAAAAGGTAAAGATCAAACGAGAACTGGATCGAAGCACCGTATACAAGATGCTGAATAAGGTCTGTCGGAAGTACGGGCTCCGATCAATCGGGTGTCACACAACCAGGAAGACATTCGGCTATCATCTATACCTGATCAGCGAGAAGAACATCGGCCTGCTTATGGAGATATTCGGGCATAGCGATCCATCCATTACCCTACGCTATATCGGTATCACTCAGGACACGATCAACAAAGTAGTGAGCCGTCTCCGCTATACGAGTTAACCAAAATTAGTCGGTGTGGAACTCGTTTTCAGAAAACAGTTTGAAGCCTTGATAATACTGAGCAAATTGAATGTGCTTGAGTGCATCAATTTATAAGATATGGTGAACTCAGATTGATTTTAGCGTGCATCTATCGGATGAAAAGCGGCGAGAAGCCTTGCGGCTCTAAGGACGAACGGCTTTTTCCTCAACGGGTCCTTCCCAGGGGGTAGGGGGGACTGCGGGTACATGTGACCCCGCGGATTGGCTGAGTATGCACAATAAAAACAGCTATGCAATGTGCAAAAGGAGGGGGCGTTTTGAGTGGCAAAATAGGAGCGAAAATGATCGATGAACGCTTGTGCTTAAACACTTCTGCCATGTGTGATGTATTGGATGTACACCGAAATACGCTTGCACAATGGGTCAAGTTGGGTATGCCAAAATGTGCAAATGGTTGGTACCCTCTCAAAGAGTGTCTTGCTTGGGTACAAGACTACAAGGGAACGAGCAATAATCAGGCAGCCGACAACGAAGAGAAAATGACGCTTGCCCAGCAGAAGCTTTTCTATGAAGCCAAGCTGAAAGAGCAGCAAACAGAAGCGGCCACACTCAAAAATGCAATTGCCAAAGGTGAATACATCAAACGCGATGACGTTGTAGCGGAGCTGCAGCGTTTTTTTACTACCCTGAAACGATCAATGAGCGGGTTCAGTCGCAAGATAGCCATGGAGGTGGCTCCGTATGTAGAACCTGAGCAGGTCCGCTTAATCGAACAGAACATCACCGATACGACAAATGCTGTCTTACAGCAAATGTCTGTAAGAGGTGTGTACGATGCAAAAAAATAGCTGGCCTTCTTGGCTGCTGGATTCACTGCAGGTGCTTAAGCCGCCTGAAAAGCTCACGGTTTCCGAATGGTCGGATAAGTATAGGATTCTCGACAGTAAAACGTCAGCAGAACCAGGTCAGTGGTCTACGGATCGCACCCCTTATTTACGCGGGATCATGGATGCATTCACGGATCCAAAGGTAGAGGAAATCATATTCGCCAAGCCTACTCAGGTAGGTGGAACCGAATGTATGAACAACATGCTCGGATATGTAATTGCACAAGATCCGAGCCCAGCACTGATTGTCTACCCGACTCTGGAGTTGGCTGAATTCGCTTCGAAGAACCGCCTGCAGCCCATGATCAACTTGAGTCCTGTACTGGCTGACAAGTATCAGACAGAGGAAAGTAAGATACTGGAGCTGCAACTGGACGGGATGTATGTGGTCATTTCTGGAGCAAACAGCCCTGCTTCCCTAGCGAGCCGTCCGATACGCTTTCTTTTCATGGATGAGGTAGACAAGTATCCCAAAAACTCGGGAAAAGAAGCTGATCCGCGATCGCTTGCTCGTGAACGTACGAAAACCTTTCCCTACAACAAGAAGATTTTTCAAACATCTACACCGACATTAAAGAATGGTGCTATCTGGCAAGCATTCGAAAAAGCGGATGTAAAACTTCGCTTCTATGTACCCTGCCCCCATTGTGGACACTTCCAGACTTTCAAGTTCAAGGGCGGAATCAAGTACGATAAAACTTTGTCTCCCGAAAAGATCAAGCAAACAGCGTATTACGAATGTGAAAGTTGTAAAGGAATGATCCGTGATGCACATAAACCGTCAATGCTCCGGAATGGGGAGTGGCGGGATGCATCGGGCTCTACTCGCTTGGCAACACGAACAGCCTTTCATCTAAATGCCATTTACAGTCCATGGGTGAGATTCGGTGAAGTGGCGTATGAATTTGTTACCAGTAAAGATGACCCGGAAACACTCATGAACTTTGTGAATAGCTGGCTGGCTGAGCCGTGGGAAAAAACGCAGGTGAAACTGAACAGTGACAAGGTGATAGAGCGGTCTAGCGGGTATGAAGAGGGTGTGGTTCCCAATCGCACCATCCTCCTCACAGGTGGCGTGGATGTCCAAAAAGACAGATTCTACTTCACCATCCGGGCCTGGGGAGAGAAGATGACGAGCTGGAATATCCGGCACGGATTCTGTGAGACATGGACTGAAATCGAAGACGTGATGAACGTCCCATATCTGACCAAGGATGGGAGAGAATATTTCGTCAACCTTTGCGGAATTGACTCTGGCTGGAACCCAGACGATACGTATGATTTTTGTGTCAAGAACAGCGAATGGGCGGTTGCTGTGAAAGGTTCCAGCAACGAAATCCCGAACAAATACCGCCTCTCGAAAATTGACAGAGAAGAAAAAGGGCTGTATGGTATCTCCCTTTATCTGGTTTACGGAGCGTACTACAAAGATTTCATTGCGAATCGGATCGCCCGAAAACCGGATGACCCCGGTGGATGGTATGTTTACGAGAACTGCGACAGGGAATTTGCGGAGCAGATAACGGCGGAGCATAAAGTCACAATCAAGCGGGGCGGAAAAGAGATCGATGTTTGGCAGCTAAAGACTTCTGGAGCGGACAACCATTATCTTGACTGTGAGGTATACGCGGCATTTGCAGCGGATCGGCTAGGCATCCGGTACGCCCGTTACGAGGAACCGGTTGCTGTTCAAGAACAAGCTGCCCCTGACCAGGTGAAGAAACCAAATAATTGGCTAGGAGGTGAAAGCTGGTTATGACCGCAGATGAGAAATTACAAAAGCTGAGAGAACAGTTGGCTTATGTCGAGAAGGCTATTTTTGCCATCCAAAATGGTGCTCAGGAATACAGCATAGGAACACGCCGCATAAGAAAGGCAGATTTGTCCTTGCTTTATCAGGAGCGGGATCGTCTGGAAAGAGAAATTGAAGCTCTTGAGAATGGCGGCGGCATCTTTAAGGTTGCCGTTTTCGAGGGGAGGTAATAGAGCATGCAGTGGCTTGAAAGGACAATTGCAACGATCAGTCCGCGATGGGCTTACAATCGCCAAGCGTGGCGTTCTGGGATGGATGCTCTGTATGATGGAGCCTCCCGTAACCGAGTGAATATGAATTGGAATCCTGAATCAACTTACGATGAAAACCGCATGAGAGCGACGCGTGAACTGATGAGGGCGAGAGCGCGGGACCTGGAACGTAATAGCGACATTGCACAGGCGGTGATCACGGCCTTTGAGCGCAATGTGGTAGGGAACGGAATGGTACTACAGGCGAAAATCCCAGGTCAAGAGGAACTCAACGGAGAAATTGAGGCTCTCTGGAAAGAGTTTTGCAAAGCCGAGAACTGTGACATTACCGGCACACAATCCATGGAGGAGATCGAGGAAATGCTGGTCCGCCGATATGTTGTGGACGGGGGCATCTTGATTGTAAAGGTATATGTTTCGGACAGCGATTACCCTTTTAAAATCCAAGTCAGAGAAGTGGATGAGCTCAATCCATTAGCGACACCAACTGGCAGCAATCGTATTATCGACGGAGTTGAAATTGATCAGTATAACCGACCGGTGGCCTACCACTTCAAAAAGTACCGCAACAATTTGGCGATACCAGGTGAAAGTGTAAGGGTAGACGCTAAAAACGTCATTTTCTGGTGGCGCAAAACGTCTCCCCGGCAGGTTCGGGAAGTATCGATGCTGGCTACAGCAATGACACGGATCAAAGACGCCAATCAATTCGTAGAGGCGGTGTCAATTAAGGAGCGTGTCTTGGCCTGCTTGTCGGTCTTTATCAAAAAGAATACGCCATCTGGTTCCGTAGGCCGTGCAGTAAATACACCGACCAAGCAGCTCAGCTATGACGGAGTCACCTTGTCACCAGGTATGATTGGGGAATTGAATCCAGGCGATGAAGTTCAGACTGTGATCCCCAGTGGCCAGGCATCCAACACTAAGGAATTTATCACCACTTTAATTCGCCTTGTCGCTTCCGGAATTGGATTAAGCTATGAAACGGTATCCAGGGACCTTAGCATGGTGAATTATTCCAGTGCGCGGCAAGGCATGCTAGAGGACAGAAAGACCTTCAAAAAGATGCAGAAATCGCTCGTTCAAAACGTCCTTTCCCCGATATACCTGGAATTCCTCGATTCCATGTTTTTGAAAGGAAAGATTTCTGCACGGGACTATTTGGAGAATCGACGCAAATATGCCGCCCATGTATGGATTCCTCCGGGCTATACATGGATTGATCCATTGAAAGAAGTCAATGCAAATAAGGTCGCGTTAGAATCCAACCAGGATACGCTTGCCCGCATCTGTGCAGAAAGGGGTGAGGACTGGCGTGATGTTGTTGAGCAACGAATGGCCGAAATACAGTTGATTCAAAAAATGACGGGAGGAGAAACAAGTGGAGAAGATAATACTTCCTCTGGTAATGACGAGGAATAGCAATCCTACCAATCAGCAGCTGGTCCGTACCCTCACACTTGATCGTTCAACCATTAATGAGGACGAGCGAACAGTAGAATTATCTTTCAGTTCAGAAGCGCCATACGAAAGGTATTTTGGGGCAGAAATCCTAAGCCATGATCCAGACGCCATCGACCTGACAAGACTTCAGGAGGTAGGCGTCTTATTGTTTGCCCATGGGAGGGATGCCCGATATGGAAGGATGCCAATCGGTTCGATTGAAAAGGTTTGGCTGGATCAGTCGCAGCGTAAACTTCGTGCGAAAGTGAAGTTTGATGATGACGAAGAAAGCGACAGGGTCTTCCAAAAGGTAAAGAAGGGTTATATCAAAGGGGTTTCGGTAGGGTATTCAGTCAGTTCATGGGAAGAGGTAAAAGCCGGAAAGACTTCCGCAAATGGACGCCATTCAGGTCCGTCATACATCGCTCTGAAATGGCAACCTTTTGAGATCAGTATTGAACCTATCCCAGCTGATCCATCGGTTGGTGTAGGACGAAACTTTGGATATGAAAGCGAGGAATTTGACATGAACGGTTTGAAACGGTTGGCACTGCAAGCACAAGGATTCCATGTGCCTGATATGGGTACAAACTTGGGAGGAGGGGGAGGGGCACCTGCCACCGAACCAGGGACAAGAACAACTGAACAACCAGCGGCACCACCAATCGATACGGCAGAGCTCCAAAGGCGTGCCGCAGAAGCTGAACGCGCACGAGTCACTGAAATTTCTCAACTTTGCCGTACATTCGGGCTGGATGATGCGGAGTATATCCGTTCTGGTGCTCCTGTTCAGGCTGTTAAGGATGCGATCCTGCAAAAGCAGATGGAGGAACGCAAGCCGCATACAACCTCGGTTGAAGTCCGCACAGAAGAAGTGGAAAAGTTCCGAGCTGCTGCATCGGATGCTCTCCTCCTGAGAGCTGGTCGTCACATCCAGAAACCTGCAGATGGGGCGTTGGAATTACGGAGCCTTCGCCTACGTGACTTGGCAATTGATTGCTTACAGCGAGCCGGGGAGCACCAAGCACATCGCATGAAAGACGAAGACCTTTTGAAGCGTGCATTGATGCCTGATAGCACATTCCAAGGAATCATTTCAAATGCAGTCAATAAGACACTATCCCAAGCCTATCAGGAAGCGCCAACAACTTTTCAGTTGTGGACTAGTAAAGGATCTAACTCAGACTTTAAGGCGGCTGAGCACTATCGAATCAGCGAGGCGGGAAATCTGGAACTCACACCTCAAAACGGCCTAATTCCATATGATACACCAATGAAAGACGAGAAGGTGACGAAGGCAGTCCTGACTTATACCAAACGCTGGGGGTTCACCCGCGAGGCATTCGTAAACGATGATCTGGGAATTCTGACCCGCGTGCCGACAGCGTATGTTACAGCCGCCAAACGAGGCATAAACCAATTGGTGTACAAAATGCTGGCTACAAATCCTGTGATTTTTGATGCAAATCCACTTTTTGATGCTGTCCATAACAACCTGGGTACAGCCGGTGCGATCGGCAAAGATACCATGAGTGAAGCTCGTTTGAAGATGCGCACGCAGAAAGATCAGCGCGGCATTGCTACGTTGAACATTTCTCCACGGTACTTACTTGTTCCGGCAGCCCTTGAGACAGCAGCAGCGCAGTTTATGCGGTCGGAGGCTGATTTGACAAGCAACAATAGCGGAGTAGCTAACGTCTTCCGAAACTCTTACACGGTGATTGTGGATGCTGAATTGGATGCTTACAGTGGAGATGCATGGTATTTGGCTGCGGATCAAAACCTGGCCGACACGATTGAAGTAACATATCTGCGCGGCCAGGAAGAGCCGACATTGGAAACAGACATTCCATTTGACCGCCTGGGCATGGATTTCCGTATCTACTTCGACTATGGTGTGACAGTGCTGGATTATCGCGGACTCTTCAAAAACGATGGAGTGGCGGTGACACCATGAAATTGAACACGCCAGTAAACTTTGCCGGTCGCTTGTATATGCCAGGGGAGAGCGTGAAAGGTGCTCTCCCTCTTGAGTATCTGGAACAACTTCGAGCTAATGGATTGATTAGCGAGCATGAAGCAGAATCTCAGCCCGAAAAGGTTATAACAGATCCAACCATGACTGAGATTTCGGTTGAGGAATTTGCGAAACTGAATGCAAGTGAACAGAAGGGCATCCTTGATCAACGTGGGATTGAAGCCGGTTCAAACGGTAAAGAAAGGACGGAACAATACCAGGCATGGCTGGATCAAATAAAGGGTGGATCTGATGCTGAACTTTAAAGATATGGTTCAGGATGATCTGACGGTTTTCTTTAATCCGGATGAGCACGGGGAGACGCATATCATAAACGGTTCAGAGATCGTCATAGTACCCGATCAGGATGAACTGCAGGAGCGCAAGGCGAACACCGCCGACCCGGATGATGGTATCCACGACGCCGACATCTTGTTTTACGCCAAGCGCAAAGACTTCCCCGGACATCTGGATGTGGATAGCTGGTTGTCGTTAGACGGAGAACAATACCGAGTGGCGACGATCGAAAAGGACGAGCTCATGTACACCATCACGTTGGCGGCGACAAGATCATGATTACGATCGATGCAAGCAAGCTGAAGGAAGTGGAGGATCGGCTTGGCCAATACCGGAAAAAGGCTCCTGTGGTGCTTTACCGGGCAATTAATCGAGCTGCTTCAAGTCTGAAAACCAATGCTACCAAAGAGGCGCGAAAAACCTACGTCATAAAAGCCGGTGAGATAAAAAGCACGATGACAATCAGTCGTGCAACAAGCAAACGCATCGCAGCAAATGTCGTGTCACGCGGCAATGCACTGGGGCTGGAGAAGTTTAGCATCCGCCCTGCGCAAACACGCCCAGGCAAACCATCGAAAAGCCTGAAAGTCCAGGTCAGAAAAGACAAGGGTATGAAGGGTTTACTCAGCGCTTTCATTGCAAATGTTCAGGGCAATCGGGTATTTGAACGTGCGAAAGGAAGGACCGTACGCAAAAAAAGAAGCGATGGGCAATGGACAGAACTGCCGATCAACCGTCTTTTTGGGCCTCCTGTTCCGGTGATGCTGGCAAATGAAGGTGTACGAATCAGGTTGGAAGCAGAAGCAGCAAAAGTCTTTGAACAGCGGCTCAACCACGAGATCAAGCGTGTACTGGAGGGGAATGGATGAGTACGCCATATCTGTTGCAAGAGGCCTTGGTCGAAGAGATCAGGGCTCTTTTTGCGGAGTCGAGGTTCAGAAATACGAAGGGCGAGGAAGCGGCCTTGAATGTTTATCCGCAGTTTTTGCCTGGGAAGCAGACCGGAGAAGTCCTGGAGCGCTTTCCGTATGCAGTGGTTCGTATCCAGGAGGGCACTGTTCCCTCCTTAACGGGGGACGAAACGTGCAACATCCTGATTTTTTTTGGTTTGTGGGACGATTCATTGGATTACCAAGGCTACAAGGATGTCTTGAACGCCATCACTCGCCTGAAAATACATTTCGAAAAAAAACCTATCGTTGGAGATCGCTACCGACTTGACTATCCGTTTGAGTGGGCGATTGATGAAGACGAAAAAAACCACCCCTATTACTTTGGGGCAGCACAAACGACTTGGGTCATACCCAGAGCCCAACAGGAGGTACGCTATGTCTAAAGAAGTGAGGCCAAAGAAAAAAGCGCCGACAGACCAATGGATCTACATTGGACCCAACTTATCGGGCGGCCGTTTGGCACGGCACACGGTTTTCCGAGGATCAATCCCGAAGTACCTGGACGACTTGCAAAAGCAGCCTGCATTTCGGGATTTGCTCGTACCGCTTGAAAGACTTTCAGAGGCACAGAGCAGAGTGATACAGCCCGGAACTGCAGAGTATCTAGCCTATCAGGCGCTTAGCGGAAAGGAGAAAGAACATGGCAATTAATCATGGGGTTTATACCCGAGAGGTAGCGACGTCGCTGCTTGCGCCAGTTGAGTCAACCGCAAGTTTGCCGGTTGTATTCGGCACAGCGCCAGTCAATCTTTCGAAAAAATCCAAAGCACCGGTCAATGTTCCAGTGCTCTGCTACTCGTTTGCAGAAGCTGTGGAGCATTTTGGGTACTCAGATGCCTTCGAAAACTACACCCTCTGCGAGTTTATGGACTCACACTTCCGATTGTACAACTTGTCGCCTGTCGTTTTGGTGAATGTTCTTGATCCGGCTGAGCATAAAACCACGGTTTCTCCATCGGATGTAGCACTGAGTAAAGGGATTGCCACGATTCAAGTTGAGGGGATCTTGAAAGACAGTGTTGTCGTCTCATCTGCCGATGACCCACCCTCCGTTTACCAGCCTGATGTTGACTACACGCTGTCGTTTGATAACGAAGGGTATTTGGTTATCGCAGCGAAAGCGGGGGGCAGCATCAGCAGCTCAGCGACTGTCAGGGTGAGTTACGACAAACTGGATCCGGGCACTGTCGAGCCCGCAGACATCATTGGCGGCGTTGACAGCAGCGGGAAAGTGACTGGGCTGGAGATCATCAAAGAGGTATTCCCGCGTTTTGGCCTTGTTCCTGGTCTACTCCTTGCCCCAGGCTATTCGCAGGATCCACTTGTAGCGGCTGTTATGACGGCGAAAGCAACGAACATCAACGGGGTATTCCAAGCCATCGCCATCACAGACTTGCCAGCCGATGTGATTACGCAGTACGCGGACGCCCCAGGATGGAAAAACAGCAACAATTATACAGATAAGAGGCAGATCCCTTGCTGGCCGATGCTTGCGATGGGAGATCGGAAATATCACTTCTCCACGCAATTGGCCGGAACGATTGGTTCCACAGATGCGGCGAACGGCGGGATCCCGTATGTCACACCATCCAACAAGGCTGTTAAATCAAATGCTGCTGTGCTTAAAGATGGTACAGAGGTATTTCTCGGATTGGATGAAGCGAACTACCTCAACTCGCAAGGGATTCTAACGGCGCTCAATTTCAGCGGCGGGTGGAAAGCCTGGGGGAACTACATGGGAGCATATCCGTCTGTAACGGATCCTAAAGACTGCTTCATCGCCTTGCGCCGGATGTTTGACTACGTCGGGAACACTCTCATCTTGACCTATTGGCAGCATGTAGACAGCCCGACGAACACAAGACTGATCGAGACAGTCGTCGACAGTGTGAATATCTGGCTTAACGGATTGACATCGTCCGGCTATCTGTTAGGTGGACGCGTCGAATTTAGACGCGAAGACAATCCTGACACTGCATTGATTGCAGGACACGTCCAATTCCGGGTGTTCCTGACTCCACCAACGCCAGCTCAACAGATCGAGTTTGTATTGGGGTACGACACATCATATCTGGCTGTATTGGCAGCGTAAAGGAGGATAACGCATGTCCGATCAAATTTCGGCAATTCTAAATGACTTTAGCGTGTATCGAAATGGTACGGAGTACCTTGGAGCTGCGGACGTTGAATTGCCCGATCTGGAGTCTATGACGGAAACAATCAGCGCGGCAGGCGTAGCTGGTGAAGTGGATATCCCTATCCTGGGACATTACTCCTCGATGACGGTAACGATCAACTGGCGTGTGCTGGAGGATGCCAACTACACGCTGGCCAAGCCAGCATCTCACCACCTGGACTTTCGGGGATCAATCCAGCGAGTAGACAAAGCTACCGGTACGCTGATCCAAGTACCGGTAAAAGTCACAGTACGCGGTATCCCTAAGACAACATCGCTGGGCAGTTTGGCTAAAGGAGCAACCATGGACAACTCGAACGAGTTGGAAGTGGTGTATCTCAAGATCATGCATGACGGCAAAACAAAAGTAGAAATCGACAAGTTTAACTATGTGTGTGTAATCGACGGTGTTGATTACATGGCACCGATTCGCACAAATCTTGGTATTTAGGAGGAATAAAAGATGGCAAAAGAGGAACTGGTTAGGGAAGAATCGGAAGAAGTACACGCACAAGAAGAGAGTGATAGTTCGGGGATTTATAAACTCTCCACTCCGATCAAGTTTGACGGTGAACTTGTCACCCAACTCGATTTGCGTTTTGATGACCTAACAGGGAAAGATTTAATTCTTTGCGCGAAACATGCACGCAGATTGGACCCGCAGGAGGTCCGGCCAGGGAGAGCATTGTCACTTTCTTACCAGATTGCAGTGGCAGCGAGAGCGGCAGGGGTTCCAACTGAACTGCTGGAGGAGCTCAAAGGTGATGACTTTACTATTGTGACGCAACGGGCAGAGAATTTTTTATTGCGACGGGGATAGAGGGGAATATTGTAAAGGGCCTTCGCGTAATGGCGGTGGCCCTGTCATCTTCTATGCCCCACTCAAGTCCGCATGAATGGCTCAACGAGACGTTGGTTGATCTGAAATCGTGGATCGAGGCACACGAGGAAGCCGTCAAAAAGCGCAAGGACTTGCAGAGAGAAAAGGGCAGCAAACCGAAACCACCAAGGAGAAGGGGGAGACGGTAAGTGGCCAAAGAGTACAAAACGGTCTTTGCTTTTGGCGGCGAGCTAAACCCGACCTTTTCCAGCGCGATCAACAAAGCACGAAACGGTATTAAAGGTTTGGACAGTGGTGCAGGAGAAGCAAATGGCGCTTTTCGAAACTTGACGAAATCAGTTGGGGGTTTTGGTAAGGTTCTCTCCCGAGTGGCGCAATACACCGGGGCGTATGTGTTGATTACGAGTGTCACCGAAGCCATTAGTAACATGGCCGGGTCTATCGTGGGCTTTCAAGATTCGATGGCGCAGCTACAGGCATCTACCGGAGCAACCGTGCAGGACATGCAGGCGCTCTCCGAATCCGCCAAAAATCTGTATAACCAAAATCTCGGAGATGACTGGAACGATGTCGCGAACTCCCTGAGCTTAGTGAAGCAGGTGACGCAGCAGACGGGTGAAGAATTGGAGCGTACCACGAAAAATGCGATGGTGTACCGCGATGTGTTCGGCGAAGACATTCAGCAGTCGATCAAAGCCTCCGACACGATGATGAGAAACTTCGGCATCACAAGCGACCAGGCGTATAATCTGCTTGCGCAAGGAGCGCAAAAAGGCCTGAATAAGTCGGATGAGCTGCTGGATAGTGCCAATGAATATGCTCCCTACTTCGCCACTCTTGGATTCACGGCAAACCAAATGTTCGATACCTTTAGCGCTGGACTTGAGTCCGGCGCTTTTAACTTGGATAAAGTCGGGGACGCCGTGAAAGAGTTTGGAATTCGGGTGAAAGACGATTCGAAAGGAACCAACGAAGCCTTTTCAGCACTTGGTCTTAATGCAAATGAGATGGCCCAGACATTCGCACGGGGCGGCCCAGCCGCGCAGAAGGCATTCACCCAGGTGGTTGATGCCATTTCCAAAGTCCAGGATCCCGTACAGAAGAATGTCATCGGGGTGCAGCTATTTGGAACCATGTTTGAGGACTTGGAGAAGGATGTTATTGCCGCAATGGGCAGCGCGCGCAGTCAGTTTGACATGACTAAAAGCACCATGGATGAGATCACAAACATCAAGTATGATACAGCCTCCAAAGCCTTACAGGGTATTGGCCGGCAGATCATGACCGGGTTCATCATGCCCATTGGTGATAAAGCTCTCCCGGTTCTTCAAGTGTTTAGCGACTGGCTCGGAGACTCACTCCCAAAAATAACCGGATTTTTCAGCGGTATCGGCTCAACCGTGGGGCCAGTCGTATCCGAAGTATACGAAAATATAGTCTGGCTCTTTGAGAACGGATTCGACGGAGAAATGAAAGGCGTCACTATCAACTACGCCAAAATGTTCGGGATGACTGATGCAGACGCGGCGGAGCTTGCAGAAGGCGTCGGAAATGTATTCGCCAGCCTGACGGACATAAAAGATGACTTCATAAGCGGTTGGAAAACCGTCATGCCCAGCGTTCAGCATGTTCTCGGGTCTGTACAAAAGATCGGCTTGCAAATGGTGCCTATCTTTCAGAGGGTGGGTGTTGGTTTTTGGGAGGTATCAACCCGGATCATCAAGGGACTCATGCCTGTTGGTTCGTTTATCCAAGCAAAGCTGTGGCCCGTCGTATCCAAAGTCTTCGGGTTTCTTGCGAATGATGTCGCCCCTGCCGTTTCGCGTGCCATTTCTTCCATGGTTCCAACGATCGTCAGTGTGGCCGGCAAGATCGGGGATACGATATCTGCCATGTTCAACGTAGTCAAGCCTGTTATTGATGGGATCGTGAGCACATTCCATTTTGCTTTTCCGTTCATCAAGGCAGTCGTCATCAGTGCCATTGATAGCGTGTCGGGTGTATTCAACGGCCTTATGACAACGCTCGGAGGGGTCCTAGATTTTATTACGGGTGTCTTTACGGGTGATTGGGAAAAGGCTTGGACGGGGGTAAAAGACGTGTTTGGCGGCGTGTTCAGTTCGCTGGGCGCTTTGCTAAAGGCCCCTATCAACGCGGTCATATCGCTGATCAATCAGGCATTTCAATCCATCGGTAGCATCAGTGTAGATATTCCAGACTGGGTACCGGGAATGGGTGGGGAGAAGCTGAGTTTCAGCTTCCCGGAAATTCCGATGCTGGCAGAGGGCGGTGTTGCCGTTGGTCCGACTCTTGCCATGATTGGGGAAGGCGCGGAAAGTGAAGCCATTCTTCCTCTCTCCAAATTGGAGAGCCTGCTTGACCTCGGTTCGGCAGCGCCATACTCAAGCGGCGGGAATGGTGGGGACATCTATGTGGAGTATTCGCCTCAGATTACCATTCAGGGCGGTGGAGGTGGCAGTGCACAAAGCCAAGCGGAACAGGCTTTGGAAATGAGCCTGCGAAAACTGGAGCAAATGCTCACTGAACTGAAACGCAATCAGCAAAGGAGATCCTACGTACTATGAGAACGTATACCACGATACAAGGAGACATGTGGGATTTGATAGCCTACAAAATGCTCGGGAGCGAGTATTATATGACCGACCTGATCGATGCCAACCCAGACCACCGGGATACGGTCATCTTCCCAGCGAATGTGGAACTCATCATCCCTGACGTGGATACCGTGCAGACGCCGAATACTTTGCCTCCTTGGAAGCGGGGGGAAGTGACATGACCAAAGCACGGAGTGCGCGGCTGCAGGTGATCTATGAAAAAACCGACATTTCTGCTGACCTGCGCTCACACTTGATCGGCTGGACCTACACGGACAACCTGAGCGGACAGGCGGATGACCTGCAGTTGACGGTAGAGGATATCGAGCAGCGGTGGAGCGGCAGTTGGCTGCCGGACCTGACAGCCACCCTCCAGGCAACCATCTTCCGCGAAAACTGGAATCAGGACGGCGTAGTGGAAAGCCTGCCTCTTGGTCGTTTTGAGATTGCAGACGTCGAGGTCAGCTATCCGCCCTCAACGGTCACGATATCCGCCATTTCGGTCCCCGAAACCTCTGGACTTCGTGGTGAAAAGAAAAACAAGGCATGGGAGAAGACAAAGCTGTCCGCAATTGCGAGAGAAAAAGCAGCGGGGGCTGGTCTCTCCCTTTTTTATGACACCGGCGATGACCCGCCATACGACCGGATCGAGCAAACGGAAGAGACTGACCTGGTATTCCTGATTCGCTTGTGCAACGACGCTGGACTCTGTCTGAAAGTGGCTGGCACGCAGCTGGTCATTTTCGACGAAGCCAAATACGAAAGCGCAGCGCCGATCGCGACGCTAAAACGGAGTATGTCTGAGATCAAATCGTTTCGGGCACGGACCACAAGCGTAGGCACATACCGTTCCTGCACGGTTAATTACTTCTCGGCAGAAGAGAAAAAAAGTATCTCCGCGACATTCACCCCGCCGAACGCTCTACCAACTGGCAGGACGCTCGTGATCAATGAACGGGTAACCTCGGTGGCAGAAGCGCAGAGACTCGCCAAAAAGAGACTGCGCCAAGCAAATAAGGAAGCAACTCAGGTATCGATCACGCGTACAGGTGATCTACGGCTTGTAGCCGGTGTGACAGTGTTATTGAACGAGTATGGGGCATTTGACGGAAAATACATCATTACGCAAGCCACGCACAGCCAACAAAACGGGTACGATACGAGTCTGGAGCTGCGGCGCTGTTTGGAGGGGTATTAAGTGGACATAACAAAAAATCTGATCCGTGTTGGCAGGGTGTCGGCTGTGTACCCCGAGCGTTGTACAGCTCGGGTAGTTTTTGATGACCGCGCCAATTTGGTGTCTTATGAGCTGCCAACGCTTGGACGCGGCTCTCTTGCAAACAAGGACTACTGGCTGCCAGATGTGGATGAGCAGGTTTGGTGTCTATTTCTCCCGAACGGAAACCAGCAGGGAGTCATCCTTGGCACAACATTCAACAGGGCCGATCCTCCGCCCGATCCTCCGGTGCAGGACAAGGACAAGCGTTACTTTCGTTTTGGCGACGGAACTTATATCCAGTATGACCGGAATAGCCATACCATGACGATCGATATACCGCGAGGTACTGTCGTCATAAATGGGCGTCTCATCGTGAACGATCCGGGAGGTTGATAGAAGATGGGGCAAATCGGCAGTTTTGGAGAGATCATCTTCGAAGTGTCTATTGACAAAGTGAGATCCTTCGACGACTTTTCGCGATCTGCAAGCTCGCGTTGGAACGCCCACGAACGCTTTGGACAAAAGCCACGTTCGGAGTTTTTGGGTCCGAGTCTGGACGTAATCAACTTCGTCATGCGCTTTGATGCCCGTTTTGGGATGGATCCGAAGGCAGAGATGGATCGCCTACTCTCCTGGTGTCGGGAGGGTCGTGCTGAGACACTGATCATCGGAGGTACACCCATCGGGATGGACCAGTGGACGATCACATCGGTTACGCAAAACTGGTTGACGCTCGACGGAACCGGCAAGGTCATCATCGGAGAGGCGGATGTGACCATGGAAGAATACATGAGGAAGTGAGCACGCATGGAATACGAGGTACCGACTACCAGGAAAAGCATTGATTTTGGCGCGACTGGCGTGCAGGAGATACTGCAAAACGTGTGGATGATTCTCTCTTCCACGCAGTATACGTGCCCTCTGGATCGCGCTTTTGCGTGGTCAGCAGAGGATGTAGATAAGCCACTACCAATCGCGCAAGCAAGGATGACAGCCCGCCTGGTTGACGCAATCCGGCAGTACGAGCCAAGGGTGGAGGTAGTAGGGGTCACGTATCAGTCCGACCAACTCGCCGGAAGGCTGAATCCAATTGTAAAGGTGCGGATCCAAGATGGCGCGCTTTAACTTACCGGATATTACGTTTGCAAACAAATCTGTCGAACAGATCGAGACGGAAGTCCTCTCGCGCTACGAGAAAGAAGCAAACGTCAATCTTGCGCCGGCGGACCCGCGTAGAAAACTTCTGCAGGCGATCGTGATCTTACTTGCTCAGCAGCGCAGCCTGATCGATTACAGCGCGAAGATGAACCTGCTTTCCTATGCGGAAGATCCTTTTCTGGACCATCTAGGTGCGCTCACGAATACCTGGCGCCTTCAGGCGCAGCCAGCAAAGGCGACAATGCGATTCCTTTTCTCTATCAATAACATGCAGACCATTCCGCTCGGGACCCGTGTAACCCCCGGGAACGGTCTTTTCTTTGCGGTTGAGCAAGAGGTTACTGTGCAGCCGGGACAAACACAGGTGGATGTCCTGGTAGTGTGCATGGAAGCGGGGACGATGGGGAACGGGTACCTGCCCGGCCAGATCAACCAGCTGGTGGATCCTTTGCCGTGGGTGCAGTCCGTTACAAATATCTCTGCATCTGAGGGCGGCTCCGACATTGAATCCCCCGATTCCTATGCGAATCGCATTCGGCTCGCGCCAGAGTCATTCAGCGTAGCAGGGCCTGACGGGGCCTATGAGTTTTGGGCAAAAACGGCCAGTCCCTTGATCGCGGATGTGTCTGTGCGTAGCCCATCTCCGGGAGTTGTGGAAATTCGACCGCTTTTGAAGGACGGCATCATCCCTGGGCAAGAGATCCTCGACCAAGTATGGGCCACTTGCAGCGATAAAACTGTCCGTCCGTTGACCGACATGGTAAAAGTCCTTGCGCCGGAGGTCGTCAGCTTCGACATATCTGTAACGTACTGGATTGCATCGTCCAGCGCGGGAAGCCTGCAGGAGGCTATCGAAAAAGCAGTGCAATCGTATGTGATGTGGCAAAAGACAAAGCTGGGCCGGGACATCAACCCATCGGAGCTGACGCGTCTGATGGTCAACGCAGGAGCTAAACGAGTGGAGATTGCCTCTCCCACATTTATGAGGCTGGAATCCTATCAAGTGGCAGAAGCAGCGAATGTCACTGTGAACTACGGAGGGCTGGAGGATGATTAAGCTCCAAGACGTTTCGCTGAAAAAAGACATCTTACCCCCGGCCCTTGCGAACGATCCCGATGTATCGGCAATGGCGTCAGCACTCGACCCGGAGCTGCAGCTCATCACGCAGCAAATCCGCGATACACTGATCTTATCGAGGATCGATGAACTGCCAGAAGAGGTGATTGAACATCTACTCTGGCAGTTCCATATTACGCTCAACGAAGGGGCCGCCCTGGCAGATACGCTGCAAGAGAAGCGAGAATTGGTAAAAAACGCACTCGAAATTCACCGGATGAAAGGAACAAAAGCGGCGCTGGAGCGTGTTCTGGAGCTGCTCAACATGCAGGGAACGATCTCAGAGTGGTTTGAGTACGGCGGGGATCCGTACCACTTCCGGATTGACATCCTGGATGTCAGTACACGGGGGATTACAGAAGATTTGATCCGGCAGCTAGATATTTTGATTTTCGCGTACAAAAACACCCGGTCTTGGCTGGAAAGTATCCGTATATTCCTGTCAGGACGGGGTAAAGTCCGCGTAGCAGGAGCAACACTGTCGGGGGAAAAGGTGACAGTTTACCCATGGAGCGAGACGCTCTTGGAAGGCCGTGGGGCGATTAAATTCGGAGCCGTGTACCAAACTGTCGAATCCACAACTGTCTATCCAGGTAAAGGAGGATAATATGGCAGAGAACTTTTACACGATAGTGACGAACATTGGAAAAGCAAAAATAGCTAACGCTACAGCACTTGGAACGAAAGTAAACATAGTCCAGATGGCTGTAGGTGACGGGAACGGAGTTTACTACAATCCTACCGAGAACCAAACCTCACTTCGGCACGAAGTATGGCGCGGTTCGATCAATAGCATCAAGCCCGACGAACAAAATCCATATTGGGTCGTTACCGAGATAGTTATCCCCTCGGATGTCGGCGGATTTACCATCCGAGAGGTGGGCGTATTCGATGACCAAGGTGATCTAATTGCAGTCGGTAAATATCCTGAAACGTACAAACCCGTATTGGCTGACGGCAGTGCAAAAGACCTTTTTGTTCGGATGATTCTGGAGGTAACAAACACTTCTTCGGTTACATTGAAAGTGGATCCGTCCATCGTGCTTGCATCACGCGAGTATGTAAATGATTCGATCGATGCTGCAAAAAAACAGTTGCGCCAGTATGTAAATGATTCGATCGCAAAACAGGTAGAAAGTATTGCTGATAAACTTGCCAACTACAAAAAATTTAAAAGCGGCAAAGATGCGAACGGCATTTTCACCGTTGTCGAGTACCGGAGAGTAGCAGACAATACCCTCTACATGAAGTCCACCTTGTCCAATCCTGATGCCGATGGTAACTACCAGACGGACACCAGAGTGTACTACAAAATGAATGGTGTCGATGTCGATCACACGGTGATCGTTACCCTCACGTACGATCCAGATGGTGATGTAGTGAGCGAGGTGCCAAGCGCATGATAGGAGACATCTTACGTGATCACGGTCTAGGCAAAGGGATCAACGGGACAGATAAGCAGGCACTGATCGACATCGCTAATGCGGCTGATGCAAATCAGAGTGTTGTCAAAACCAATATCGTCAATGCGTTAAATGCTGTCAGCACCGACCAAGTGTTGGGGCTTACGGACGAGTCAACTTGGGCAGACATCCAAGCAAAAATTCCGCTAGTCAAGACGGGAAAAAAGTGGGCGACAGGGTTAGTAGGAACGCTCAATAATAGCGAGATGCGCACAGTAGGTGGTCTATCCTTTAATCCATCCACAATCATTATCACATCTCAGCGGATTACGACATTCGGGGCTAGTACCGCCACATATTCAAAGGAGGATGATCGCTGGATAACGGGTGTGGGTAACATCGGTAATATTCTATTTCCAAGGGTAGTTTTGCCCACAACGGGGACTACTTTCGGTACATCGTTTGATGTAAAGAACTATGAAAGTAGCTACTCTTTTATCAATGTACGATGGATTGCATTCGAGTGAAGGAGGGTTCTCATGGCACAATTACCGAGCACGGCAACGCTAAAGCAAATCATCGCGGCGTTGCAAGAGTTGGAATGTATCAATCAGAAAGCAGACCTTGCATCGGTCGTCGGCAGCCCTGCAGAGATGACCGATGATGTAGCGACCATCATCGGGGCGTTGCAAGCTGCTAAAAACACACTTGCTGCCAACCTCAACGCAAAGGGACAAACGGCTTCTGGCAGTGACAGTGTTCAGTCTCTTGCGGATAAAGTCGGTGAATTTAACGGAAAGCGTTGGGCAACAGGAACACAATCAAATGTCCCGATATCATCAACCTCCACCATTTCCGGCCTTGCCTTTACCCCGACAACTGTTATTGTGCGCTCAGACGCTTACTGTTGGACATTAGTCACACCGATATTTGCCGGTCTTTCAACTAGGGCTGATACCACCAACTCTAGTTTTTTCAGCAGTAATGGCATGCCAGTGTCTGGTGGATCTTTATCGATCATAGCAAACGGCTTTACTGTAAAGCCTGTCTATAACGCAGGTGGATCAAACGGCAATATTGAATGGATCGCGTTTGAATAAAGGAGGAAAGAGCATGAGACAAATCGGAAGAAAAATCTATTTTGATAAATTGACAGGCAATGTATTGGTGGACACAGGGGAACGAGCTGGCTTTGTGATAGAAACCTCACTGGAACTGGACTTTCAGACGTACATTGCGCTATCTGAGCGCAATCCAGACACTGTAGGCTGCTTGCAACTGGAATATGGCCAATTCGCGGACAAGTTTGCTCGGTACCAGTTCCGAGTTGATCCAGATACCAAGACCATCATCTGGGACGTGACGCCGCCTACGGCGCCCTTGGAACAGGTAAAAGTAGCGAAAATTGACTTCTTGAATCAAGAGTGCTTTAACGCGATCTACGCAGGCTTCGCCTCTACGTCCACCGGTCACACGTTCCGGTTTAATGAGGAGGACCAGGCGAACTTCAACCAACAAAGCACGCTGTTCCTCTTAAAACCGGACCTCGCTGAAACGCAATGGAAAACCGAGGATGCCGGCATCGTCACCCTAACCCGCGATCAATTCATCGAGGTCGTTTTCGAGGCTGGCCAGCACAAACAGCAACAGATTGAGAAGTATTGGACGCTCAAAGCACAGGTCGAAGCTGCTGAAACAAAAGAAGAAATCGACGCTATCAACTGGTAGGAGGTCGAGCGCATGGACTTGAAGCGCTTTGACCTTCTTTTTGTTCGGGGGAGCTCTCCGTTGGCTCGACTGATTCAGTGGGTTACACGGTCGCCGTACAGTCATGTGGCGATAGTGCTGGATGAGCTGCATGTAGCGGAAACGGATTGGCGGTTTCCGCTACAACGGAACCACAATAACTACCCGCCGTGGCAGTATGACGTGTACCGATATCGAGGAGAGCTGACAGCAGCGCAGGCCGCTGTAATGACCGAGTTTATCCATGCACACATCGGCACGCCATACGACTTCTTGCAGACCGTCACCAATGGGTTGTATTTACTGACCGGGCTGCCGATCCGTGACGCTCCCAACCGAATGAATTGTAGTGAGACGGTAGACCGTATGTTTTCGTCAGCAGGAATCAGCCTAACGACGTTGGATGTTGGCAAAGTGACGCCTGCTGATCTCGTTAGATCCAGTAATTTGCAAAAAGTATCATGATGCCCCGAACCGATCGGGGCTATTTGCATTGCCCCGGAATGGGGTGGGAAGGAAGATGAGCACATGAAACTTTTACAAAGTCTTGAAAGCGTGGCGACTCCGGGCAACGGATGGGCGGCAGCAGCGGGGGCAACCTTGGCACCAATCCTCCAATACTTCTACGGCAGTGACCGGCAGGACATCATGACTGTTTTATGTATGACGATCTCATTGGACTGGATAACTGGTATCCATGCGGCAAAAAAAGACGATACCTACTCTTCTGAGTACGGTTTGGCCCGGATTCCCCGCACGCTGTTTCTGCTCTCCCTGCCCGCCGTGGCCAACATGCTTGACCGAGTGATAGGGACGCCAGGTTTTCTCTTCTTCGGCGTGACATTCGGCTTGATTTACCACACATGGACGAGCCTGACAGCCAATGCAGCGCGCGCCGGGTGGCCCGTGCCAGAGGCGATCGTTAACCTGGTCAGTTCGGAGATCAAGGCCAAAGCAGAGCGTGCTGCAAGAAAGGGAAAGTAGATCCATGAAAGGGAGGAACAGGCTATGAAAATAGTAATTGATGCCGGGCACGGCCCGTATACAGCGGGCAAGAGGACCCCAGATGATAGCATGCGTGAATTTCACTTCAATAGTGTGGTTGCCCGTTACATCCGAGATGGGTTGATGCAATATGAAGGTGTCGAAGTTCTTTTCACCCACGCCGACGACGGCAGCAGTGACGTACCACTGAAGGAACGTACGGACAAAGCAAACGCCTGGGGAGCGGATGCTTTTGTATCCATCCACGCGAATGCCTTTGGGGCCAACTGGAACGATGCAAACGGTATTGAGACGTTCGTTTATACATCACTGCCGGCGGCAGCCTTGAAGCTGGCCAAAGCGGTTCAAGGTGCCCTGATCCGGTCAACAGGTCGCCGAGATCGCGGCGTGAAAGCGGACAACCTGCATGTACTGCGTGAGACCAAAATGACGGCAATCCTAATCGAATGTGGCTTTATGACCAACCGGGAAGAGGCGACACTGCTCAAGAGCGACGAATACCGCCGCCAGTGCGCAGCAGCCATTGTACAAGGTATTGTGGAGGTGTATGGTTTGAAAAAGTCAGAGTCAAGCAAATCAGGTACGCCCATAGTCGGCCAAGCCCAGGTGACCGTCCAGCAGGCCCAAGAGTGGGCAAGGCAAAAGAAAGCAGCTCAGTCTTTTATCGACCTTGCCCCCGTGTACTGGCGGATTGGTGGCGAGTTGGGCATCCGCCCAGAAGTCGGCTACGCCCAGGCTGCGAAGGAAACCGGCTTAGGGTGGTTCCCCGGTGTCGTATCCCGCGACTTCCACAACTGGTGCGGACTGAAGACGACCAAGGGCGGCAGCAATACCGATCCACTCGCACATGCCCGATTCCTGAATGACGAAGAGGGAGTTAGAGCACATCTCCAGCATCTAGCTCTTTATGCCGGCGTGGAGGTAAAAGGAGTAATAGTCGATCCAAGACACTTCCCATCAGTGCGTGGAACAGCCAAGACGGTAGAGGCCCTTGGCGGAAAGTGGGCACCAGCTGTTGAATACGGGAACGCAATCACCGATCTTCTAGCAGGATTGCTGGCTACCAAAGTACCCACACCCCCTGTTAATGAATCTGTGGAAAAGGTATCCATCGAAATCAACGGCGTCCGTATCTCAGCACAAGGTTATCTCCGAAATGGTGTTTCCGTATTGCCTATCCGGGCCGTATCGGAAGCTCTCGGTGCTACCCTGGAATGGGTGCCAGAGACGAAACAAGTCAGGGTTAATGGGATAGACCTGACGGAAACGATTGAGTCAGGCGTATCCTATGCCCCAGCCCGGGAGTTGGCAGCGGTACTTGGTTTGCAGGTGGCATGGAATCAGGCCGCAAAAACAGTGGAGTTGTCAACTTGCAGCATCCGGTGGTAGCCGAGTGGCTGTGTAAGTAGAAATGCCCTCCTGTAAAGGAGGGCTATTTTAATTTGGAAGGATATGTTGTATTTTGGTAGAAAGGTAACAAAAATGTCGGGTTAAAATAGGAGTGAAACAATGACGAAAGAATTAAATGAGAATTACCAACAAACAGAAGAAACTCCATACGAAGACCAAGATGTAGCTGTTGTTGAAAAAAAAGAAAGTATGCAGGTTGGACCAAGAGAAATGTTACGTTACATGGCCGAAGCGTTCAGCGAATCTTCCGAAAGGGCTGTGAAGGCATTGAACGCGAAGAGCAAATTTGACAATGTAGCAATTTTTGTTGACTACGATAACATTTACTGGACACTGACAAATTATCAACACCATCCGGATCACGAAGATCCGCAAAAAAACTTGTTTTTAAGACTGTGGGAACTTTATGGGCGAGACAACATTCGGGTTTTTAAAGCATATGCCGATTACGAACAGGTAAAAAACGATTTGACCAGGTTACAACACAAACGGATTCAAGTAAGGCATGTGTATGCAAACGGAAAAACTGAAAATAAGCGTAAAAACTCGTCTGACATCGAACTTTGTATTGATGCTATTGAGACAACGTACAAGGATCCGAACATTACTTGTTTTGTATTCGTGACAGCAGATAGTGACATGATTCCAATTATGAGTAGATTGATGTACAAAGGCAAACGTGTTGAGCTCTTCTACATAGACTCTTCTGCACCTAAACATACAGATATCACAAATTTTTGCCATAAAGCATACAACTTGATGGATTTCCTTAATGTAGAAATTAAATCGATTTCATACGAGAAGTACATTGGGTCAGGCATTTTGGCTGTTCAAAGATGGCATGAAAAGCATGTGAATCGCCCAAATGTTTTCTTGGGTAAATTGTTTATGAAGAACAGTTTCATAAGCGACCTACAATTAACTCCACAGCATGCAAGTCGACTGGTTGATTTGTTTATCGGCGAAAAACTCGTTATCGAAAGGCATAGAAATGACAAGTCCGAGTATGTTCTAAATGTTGAAGACCCGAGAGTTCAAGCTGCCTTAGCACTGGAGACACCAGAAGCAGCGGTAACGACGAACAAATTTTCGTGATTGACATTTTGAAAACATTTGTTAAGATAATCATACATCTAATATTATTTCCATCTTTTGTGAGTTCCATTTCCTTATTCCATTTGGTAAGAATTCCATTTTTCAAAAGACCGGCTATTTTATGTCCGGTCTTTTGTCTTTTTTATTAAACTTGATGCATATGCTGATTCAGGATTTTCTTCACGTCTGTTGTCCAAAGAGCGTCTGTTAATATGACAATTACCTGTCACCTCTGCGCAGGCAATCGCTGCATATTTGCGGGCGTGGTTGTGGTCTACCGCACTTTACGCAGTTGGTCATGGCCGAATCATCTCCTTTATGCTTCGGAATTGAAATACACGAAAGGGTAAACCATCTGGCACTGGAATACGATTCTCCGTTAGGATTACGATCCATGGAAAGATTGGCGCACTCTTGTTTTGCCAGTGGGCGCGCACCACATCGCCACGATGATACAAGGTGCGGTAGCGGGCGAATTTGTCGTGCCACACACTCGGCGCAAACTGATTGCGTTGCACTTCGATGAACATCGGTTTACCCCACAAAGCAAAAGCATCTGGCTCCGGCATGCCCTTTCCATACTTTGGCTCAGGTACAAAGATGGCTGGCGGACTCATCTGCGCCATTTGTTGATATACAGTGGCGATTTCAAGGTAGTGCGGAATCTTCTGCGAGTCGCGTTTGATCGGGGAGGGCTTTGTCGCATACACATATGGCGGCTGGCTGGTTATCACTTCAATTTCACCGCGATCACGCAAACGGCGCAGCACGCGGTTGGCCGCATTGACACCATCTTTGTTGCGGCTGAAATGCAGCTTGATGATGTCGTCACGAGAGAGACATCGGAACCGCTCCAGGTCTTTCAGAATAGCTTTATCGCGTTCGCGCACGGGGCAGCACCTCCTGTTGTTCCATGAGTGCGTTCAACAGTTCCCTTAGTTCCGCACTCTGCTCCTCGTTCAGCTCAACAGCCTGCGGCACATCTGGATTAATCGGTGGGGTGAGCGGGGCTTTTTTGTATCTAGCGTATCGCTGCTTAATGTCCTCAATCATCACCCGCGCTTCTTTTGGTGAGAGCCAGGGCGTCTGTACCTCGACCAAGTCTGTTGCCAGCTTCACATAACAGCGACCTTTCACATCGAGCGAGGCCGCGTCCGGCTTGCCAATGAGCATACGGCTGTTCAGGTCGTCGCTCATCCGGTAAGCGATCCGCACGTTCAGGTTATTTTTGAGTTTTCCGTCCATCACTTCACGATCTACGCGCTGCTGCGAGAGGATCAGAAATATGCCAAAGCTTCTACCGAGCTGTCCTATCTCTTCCAAAACTTCATGAGCTGCCGTTTCCCCCTCAAGGCTGGCTACCTCGTCAATGCACACCACAACATACGGTAGCCGTTCTCCAGTCATCTCCTCATATTCGTCCAAATCGATCGCTCCGGTTGCGTGAAATAACTCCTGGCGGTACAACAAGACATCGTACACCACCGCCAGCATGGCGACTACTTCTGATCGTCTCACAGCGATATTCCCCTCCACATGCGGTACATTTCGATAAAGACCAAACTCCGTCATTTTGAGATCTCCCAGGAAAAGCCGGAGCCGATCTGGGCCGTACACCTGCAGCCAGGTGTTGAGAATTACGCGCAGGGCTGTTGACTTGCCCCAGCCTGTGGCGCCAACCAGGGCGACATGCGGCGTTTGCTTGAGGTCAACGGTCACGCTGCCGTTGTATGCCTCCCCGATGTACAGCGAAAAGCTGCCTGCCATTTTAACTGATGCCTTTGCTTTTTCTACGTCGTAAGCAATCTTCGCTGGCAACTTTTTTGGGATCAACAATCGGAAGCGTCCGCCCTTATCGTTTACCAGATGCGCAGTCGGGCCGAACGTGCTCTGAAAGACCCACTCATTTCGCTCGATCATGGATGGGGCCATTTCGATTGGAAGGCGAAGGTTTACTGTTGTACAACTGGAGGTAATCGTCACCCGCTCAATGGTAGGAAATACCCTGTATGGCTTCACGTTACCATCCCCAATGTCGCGCCGCTGCTTCTCTACGTAAATGTCAGCCGCGATAAAAGCCCGCACCAGCCGTTCTTTCACTTTAGCCCGGTCGTTAACCCATCCAGGTACTTTCAGCGCCAAATACGCCAGCGTGCAGGCCGTGGTCAGCCCTTTGGCAAGCACATACAATCCGTCAGCCAGGCGAGCGCTTGGCAGACCTCCGAGCATGGCTCCGCCGAACAGTTCAATGGCAGCATCGCGAAAAGTATCTTGCAAGCTGTCGTCCAATGCCTGCGCTACATTCTTCACTCCCTCCATAACGTTCAAACAATTCCGCCTCCTCTCGCCCCGAGCTTCGCGCCTCGCTTTGCTCATCGCTCCGCTCTTAACAAAGTTGTCGTTTTCTCTTATTTCGCTGGTTCACGCTAGTAATAGTGCGGTAGGGGTATGTCGTTAGGTATGCAAGTCGCTGGTGTGGTAGCTGGTGTGGTAATAATGTATCTTGCAGGGATTGTCCGATATTCGAATTTTTATTCGAAGACAAGTTTAATTTTCGAAATCCTTGTCCAATATATGGGTGAGGTGATAAGCATGTACGGATTAGGAAAGAAGAGATCAAAATTGGGGAAATGGTTGGATCAAAGGGGAATAACACAACAATGGTTAAGCAAGAAATCCGGTGTAAACAACAACACGGTTTCATACATGGCTTCTGATGACAATTACCTACCAACCATGAATACAGCAAGAAAGATTTTAGGCGCTCTACGGGAGATCGACCCGAATGTGAAGCAGGATGATTTCTGGACGATGTAAAGTAAGATCGAGGTGACGATGGTGGGAAAATTTAACCAAACGCCATTGCTGACCATTCAGATTGATGAGGAAAAAGTCATGAAAATCTGCCGCGAGAGGATCAGCGAGTTGGTAAAGGAAGTCGAAGGGGAGTATGTCTTTTGGGATACGCCCGAGTTGAAAAAGCGAACCTGTATGAGCTGGAACACCATCCAAGCGACGTTCTTTTACGACCCGCGATTTGTGAAACGAAAGATAGGCAGTAAGTGGTATTACCCAGCTAGGGAGACAAGAGCGTTTCTGGTGCAATGGCTGCTAGAGCAACCGCTCTAGAACAGTGCATGGAGACGGCTGGGGACGAATTGGGGACGAGCTTCACTCGGAATCGCAAAAATCAACTCGAATGCGAACGGATGCGAACAAGAAAAACCCTTGATTATCAAGGGTTTTTTAGATAGACTCGGAACCGCAAAAGGGAGAGACACACCCGCATACGGGGCATGTGGAGGTGACAGTGAGACTTGAAAGAAAAGATACAGCCAAGTAAACTGTACCTAATTTGAGGGGAGAGGGTGGGAAAGATTGTAGTGAATCTTAATCTTTCCGCCCTCGAACACTTCAATTTTGTGGATGAGCCTTTGTAGGATTTGCTTCAACACTTGTTCATCTTCGATGTCTAGGTTAACGAAGCGTTTTACTTCTTTTCTAAAGGTTTGTAGCTGTTCGTTGAGGTCTTTCTTTGCTTCCAAAGCTAACTGCAATTCAGCTTTCTTGTTCGCTAGGTCTTGCTGTTGTTGAGTGATACGCTCATTCTGTTGCTTGAATTGCTCCGTTGAGATAGCCCCCTCAACGTGAAGGCTTAACAACCTGTCAAAGCGTTTGTCAAGTTGGACTAACTCTCTGTCAACTCGTTTTAGTTCTTTTATGGTAGAGGACTGTAAAGCGTTCGCTTTTTCCTCCGCTATTCCGTAAAGATGCTCTATCTTTACCCTGTCCTGTATCAATGCTCTTAGGTCATTCTTGACGGTCTGCAACAGGGCATGCTCCTCAATGATATGGGAGGAACAGTAGGAGGATGTAAACTTCACATAACCGCCGCACACATACGCCCCATTACGTCTATCTGGCTTGAAGTGCATACCGCTTCCGCAATCGGGGCATTTCACGATATAAGAAAACAGGCTTTCTTTGCCGTTGCTCTTATGCTTCCCTTTCCTTTGCATGAGTTCCTGTACAGCTTTATAGTCATCCTCTGAGATGATAGCAGGGTGGGCGTTCTCAATGACAATATGCTTATCACTTTCAATCTTTCGTCTTTCCTTGTAAAGTTCAGATTTGGCTAGTGTTCTTGTAATCTCTTCCCGATGAAATACAAGCTTGCCTGTATATACCTCATTATTGAGGATACCCTTGATAGAGTTTTGGTGCCATTTTGTCCCTGCATTAGCCGCCCCTGTAGTGGCTCTAGGAGTGGGAATACCCTTGTGTAACAGATAGTTGCTGATTTTGAACATTCCCCATCCTTCGTGTAGGTATAGTTTAAATATGTCCTTTACAATCGGAGCGGCTACCTCATCCATTTCTAACTGTTTTGTGACTGGATTAACCATGTAGCCGTAAGGCGGTAAAGATACTCTACGTTTCCCTTGTTTTGCACTGGATTGTAAGCCTAGTTTAATACGTTCAGAGAGTTTGGCGTTTTCTTCCTCGGCTAAAATAGCCTTTAAATTGAACATAAACCTACTCTTACTTGTTTCCGTATCATAGTTATCTTCGGGCAAGATTAGACGAATAGGTACTCTTTCGAGTTGGTCAGCAATTTCCATACTGTTCCGTGGATTCCGCCCAAGACGTGAAACGGACTTTGCAATAATCACATCAAACTTCTTCTTTTTGGCGTCCTCTACCAGTTGTAAAATCTGAGAACGATTCTTCATTCCTGCACCGCTTATTCCATTGTCAATGTACCGTCCTACGACTGTAAAGCCTTGCTCCCTAGCTATACTTTCAGCTAATGCAATTTGATTTTGTAGACTGTTCTGTTGTTCTTCTCTTCTCGTACTGACACGAGCATAGATAACACACTTCATTATTCTGCCACTCCTTCCGTATCAGAAGGAATGACATTTGCTCTATCTTTATCGTACTGACTGGTGGAAATACTGTCAAATTGGTTATTCAATATGGAGGATAAAATGTCCTCAAGGTTTGCTGTTCCTATGAATGTACGTTCTACTTGCATTGGTTACTTCCCCCTCTCGGACTAACCATCGTTGCAAGGTAGGGAAAAGTTGCGAGGAAAAATATCGACATAATCTGGAATTGGTTCTATGATACCTATAGTTGGGATAAAATGGGGGGGCAGGGTATGAAAGAGCATATGACAATAAAGGCTCTTCAAGCTTATATCAAGCAAAAGGACTTCCGTCCAGAACATAGACAAGCTTATTTCTTTAAGTTAGTTGAAGAGGTTGGGGAACTTTCAGAGGTAATTCGTAAGGATTTACGTATGAATGAAAGTCAGAATATTAAGGGTACTATTGAGGAAGAACTTTACGATGTTCTTTATTACACTATTGCTTTGGCTAATCTTTATGATATTGATTTAGAACAATGTCACTATTTTAAGGATGAACTTAGTCTAAAGAAGTATGGTTCTATTAGTACCCAAGGCTAAATCAATTATCATTCCCCCCCACCCCTTCGGGGTGGGTTACATCTTCTAGTGGTCGCTCCGCTTCGCTTCGCTCGGGGCTGTCGCCCTGATTTTAGATTGTTTATTTAATGTAAACACAGGTGGATTAGGGACACTCTACTCCCCCCACATAGGGGGAGAGTAAAAGGAACAGGTGGATTGAGGGTTCCTTACATGACATCTGACGCTCTCAGGTACGGCTTTACAGCGTGTGTGCGTAAGCACATCTTTATCATGACTCCCTTGCCTTACGGCAACCGTGACGGGCTACATATAGTAGAATCTGAGGATGAAGCACAACTTCAATATAAATACCTGTCCATCTAACGGGGCACACACCTGCTTGTTAACGCAGGGGCATTTTTTTACGTGTTCTTCTGCGACCACGGATATTGCCACATTTGAAGTTTGCTCCATAGTAGTAATCGTTACAAGTAGTAGATAAGTTTCATTGTTTGCCCCCACCAACTAAAAGTGGGGGCTTTTCGCACATTTAGAATACGACCAACACTACTGAGATGTAGGAAAGAGGGAGACAACGTCAAATCCCTTTTCACGTAGAACATCAATCAAATGGGCTTCTTCCACCGCATAAGGGTATTTGCCGAATCCTCGCTCATTGTATGGGATTCTTTGAACCTGTAGCTGACCTGTTTTAACCCATTGATAAACAGAGTCTTCGGTTACGAACCTGCCATGATTGGAAGCGGACAGCTTCCGTGCGATAGTTGCCAAAGTGTAATTAGCCACGCTGTATTCCTCCAATTCGATTATGCCGTTTCCGTGCGTAGTTCATGACCTCATCTGGTTCGAGCCGCCACAAGCTACCTACCTTTAACGCCAAGAGTTCGTTATCGTGAATCTTGCGGTAAAGAGTTCGTGGAGACAGGTTTAGGAAGTAAGCCGCTTCTTCCAGAGTCAGCAGTCTGTCACTCTTAATGACCATGTTCTTCTCACCCCCTCGTATTACATGATAAGGAGGAGATGTCTTGCTTTAACATGAGCATGGTAACTATGTCGTAACTAGACCTACAGGAGCCGCACGAATCTGTAAAAAACGTGAGAAAGCGAAAGTAACTATTTCATGCTTTGGAATGGTGGTAACTGGTTATTTTATGAGTAAAGATGAGAAGGGAGATTCGGGAATTAGGTTATAAAATTGCACCTATTATGCGTGGGACAACCAAATGGGCGAAATTTCTCACGGAGCAGATAACGGTAAACTCGGAAAGAGGGAGTAAAAACGAATCGTCAGGCAGTAGGTGGGGTGTATATAATAAGTAGGTAAGAGGTTCTTGCAATAACTGTTTCATACAAACTTTACAATTACTCACAATTGTTTTTTGATTTGGATAGTATCAATTTCAATTGGCTAGTGAATATGGTGGGGGTATAGAATGTCAAATGTTAAAGCACTTGTCGTGGGTATAAGTAATTATTATATCGGAGCAACTAATCTTCCTTTTTGTATGAATGATGTTGTTGAAATGAAGCAAGCCTTACAATCTGGATTAAAATTAGAAAACGATGACATTTTCATACTAGGGGAACTAGGGGATGTTAAAACAGACGATTTCATAAGTGCCCTATCGGATATTACAAACTCAACGGGAATAAATGACTATTTATTATTCTATTTTTCAGGACATGGCACGAAAATAGATAATCAACACTTCCTTGTTTTTAGTGATGGTATTATAAGCACGCAGGAAATAATAGATTACTTCGAGAGGTCTTCTGTTAAAGGCAAGGTAGTATTTTTGGATTGTTGCTATTCAGGTCATTTTTCTATTAGTGGAACATCCACATTTAGTATTGAGGAAACCGTTGGCGATTTTGCAGGGAGGGGATATGCGGTATTTTCTTCAAGTAACTCAGTCCAAGTGTCATATGGGCATCCTGATAAACCAATTAGTGTGTTCACTAGTTTTTTATGCGATGCACTTAAAGATAAACATATTATCAAGCAAGGTAGAGTTTCTTTATATGATATACAAAAACTTGTTAGACTCTATTTAGAGGTTTGGAATCTAAGGAATCCAGATAGACAACAACACCCTATCTTTAGAGCAAATATGGGCGGAACTGTATATTTTGAGGTGCAAGATTATGTGCCATTCTATACCTCTAGAATATATGGAGAGTATGACAAATACATAATTTACAATGTCGAACCCCTTCACGTTGGTATGACAAAAAGATATGCCGTTAAAGCGATTATGAAAGAACCACTTTCCCTTGAAGAAATAGGGATGGTTTCTTTAGAAATAACTCATAAGGTAAAAACAGCGGAGGTTTATGATAATGCAATTGCTCAAAACCGATTTTCGGGTAAAATAGCCAATATTATTTGGGTTTATTTCGGACGTGATGAAAGTGATATTGTAAAAAATAATTATGTTTGTAATACAACTTGGGTTGATGATAATCAAGATAAAAAATGGTGGTATCGAATAGATAATAAGGACACTTTTATTCTAAATGGAATCCATTTTAAAATCTTCTCGTATTATGATTCGTTAAGGAGTTTCAATCAAGAAAACACAGGTAGTAAGGACGATGCTATATCAAAAACAAAAGATATACTAGCATCTGTGGTAACTCTTGCGGAAAAAACAATCCATTATTTTAACGAACATAAAAATGGGATATTAACAGAGGAAGCCCTTTTACAAGAAATAGAGAGTCTAATTCCTGAAATAAATGAGTATTTTTTCAAAAGTCATAATCTAGAGATCCCACCAGATGAGATTCGTGATTGGAGTCAAGCATGCGTAGTTTTAATTGGGACAATCTATGATTTTACTCTGTTTTATAATAAAAAGTATCTGTCACAGAGAACACCAGAAAACAGAAGAGCGTGTATGGAAATGACAATTAAGCAATATTACTCGGATTTAGAGAAAGTTCGAAAACTAGAAGAGAAACTTTAGGTGTTTTTGGGATGTATCGTTTTGCTTTTGGGCTCTTTACATGCAAAATCATGTAAACTTCCGTGGGAGGACGCACCTTTAGTAATTAGGTTAGTTTCACTAAATATAAGAGAATCAAATTTTGAATACTAGTAAACTTATTGGGAAGGAGCAACATAAGTGACAGTGGGACCATTTGCAACTTCAGCAGTTTTTCAAAAGTGTAATAATATATCTCATAACGCAAGAGAAATATACAAAAAATATATTACAAATGAAGTTATGCGAGAACTTAAGCCAACTCAACATTTGATTCTAAGGATGATCTATAATTCTGAAACTACTTCAAGTAGTATATCTTTTATGACTTCATGGTTACATATAATCCAAGCATTATCTTTATTAAGAGTTCGTCAAGAGCAATGTATTGTTAGTTCCTATCTTTTAAATGAAGAACCTGAAAAAGGATTGTACCCGTTCGTGGCACATGTTTCTGTTTCTAAATACATTAATATGAGGGATGCTTTAAAAGAGGATGAGATAAAAGAAAATTTAGAACAAAGGTATTTAGATGAATTACCCAAACTAAGAGATGAAGCAATCTATTCCAATCAGCAACTCAATCCAGATTTCGATGCCAACTCTGAAAAATTTGAAAGAAAATGGACAAAATTAGATTTACTTTCAATGTGCAAAAGAAGGGATGAACTGGCTAAAATCAGCGGTAAAGGTTTTTTAAAATTAACTCTTCAAGCTAGCTATATTTCTCTTTATAGAAATGCAAGTCATCTTATTCATGCTGACTGTGTGGCTGTTTCGGATATTTTTTTAAGTCTTGTGCCAATTGGTCCTGATGGTCAAAAAATGCTTATGGGAAAACCATCTTGGGCTCCTACTATTATGTTATTTAATACTTTATTTGATATTATTCAGTATGCGGAAACATTAATATGGTTGGGTTTTGACGTATGTGAAGAATACGAGTGTCTATTTAAAGAGTGGAAAAATGTAAGAAATGAAGTACTAGAAGACTAACATTTAAATACAGTTTTCTTTGTGATGAAGTTTAAACATGCCTCTTGTTTTAATAGAATAATAAAAAGTATTGAGCAAATGTCATTCCGTCGTTTAAGACTTGTACCACAGAAAAGGGGTACTTTTTTATGAAGAAGCTACTTGAGATTTTTTTTGATAGTCAATTTATATTTCCATACATGCATTTGGAAGATGTTCGTGAACAACATTCACACTACAGAAATTCAAATATTTATATGGTTATGTTAGCAAGAAAGTATCAAATATCAGATGCACAGTGTATTAATCAACAACTAGTTGTCAACTATAAATGCTTAGAGATAAACGAGAGTTATAGAATATCGAATATTATACTATTGCCTTTCGATGTTCCAAATGGTTCCATTGAGATTAATATTAGTGATTATGGAACTGCAATTGAAATAGGGCTTACTAATTACGGGATCGAATTTATTAAGGAAAATCATGTTGATTTCTTTAACGGGTCGGACATAAATGCCAAAAAGAAGATATCTATATATGATCTAAAAAGTATGTCGAATCAAAACGAGGAAACAAGCGAGGAGTATAAAATTTTGTATATTTGACAATCTCTCGATACTGGTGAGGGTAGAAATATCTTTGATAGATTGAGCAGTCACGAGAAGATTTTAAAGATATATAGAGATTATAATATGAAGTACAGAGATAAAGAGTTGGTAATATTTTTGCTTCATGCAAAGTCTAAGTTACATACAGTTATGACCCCAGATTCAATGACCACCATTTCTTTGGGGAACTCCTACTGGCAAACTACTGATGAATTGGGAGAGAAAATAACAGATGCTACAGTGGTTAATGTGATTGAAGCCATGTTAATTTATCATTTTAAACCCCAATATAATATTAAATTAAAAAATTCTATACCTAATCTTGATTTAAAAACATACTCCGAATTAAAAAATGCTGGTGTACATCAGATAGACGTGGGATTGAATCTTTATTTCGAACGATCAAAAACATGTATAAATTTACTTACTGATATAATTAGCGTGTATTCCAAATTAAGAATTCTACATTGTTATCTTGAAAATCTTTATGATAAAAAAGATGCATCCGAGATTGAAGTGGAGGATATTGACGATGAATTATATCGGCTAATTAATTTGTAATTAAATGGAGGCTGCTTATACTCAAGGATAATATGGACGTTAAATCAGGTACAGGAATGCTCTTATAATTTTTTTTTTACTTTGAGCAAATGTCATTCCTAAGTTTTGCTGTACTCCCTGTCACCTCGTCACATGTGGAGTGTTCAGTGTTACTTAAATGGGCGGGGGATTAATGTCCCCCGCTTGATTTATGCCCCTACGGAAGCGGGGCGGGTGATATTGTAGATAATCTTGATGCTACCATCAGCATATACCTCAATCTTGCTTATCAGCCGTTGGATGATATGCTTTAGTACTTGTTCATTTTCAATGTCTAGCCTCGCTATTTTGTTTACTTGATGTTGGAACTCCAGTAAGTAGCGTTCCGTGTCTTTCTTAGATTCGATTAATCTTTCAAGTTCTGTCTTACGTGCAGTCAATCGGCTTTGTTCAACTTGGATATTCTCATTAGCCGACTTAAACTGTTCGATACCGACCGCTTTTTGTTGGAATAGGGTTAGCAAAGAACGGAACTCACCCTCTAGCTTTGTAAGTTGCTTGTTTACGCCTTGCAACTCTTTAGAATACGAGCTTTGATTTAATTCAAGTTCCCCGCCCGCGATTCTGTATAGTCGCTCCATCTTTACATTGTTCGTTATTAATTCCCGCAAGTCAGATATTACGGTATCCTTTAACTTATTATTTGCGATGATATGTGAGGAACAATACGCTGACGTATGTTTTACGTATCCCCCACATACGTATGCACCGCCTTCTTTCTTCAGGCGGTCTTTACGATACATCATTCCCTTACCGCAATCGGAACAACGAGCCACATGAGCAAATGTGCTTTCTTGACCGTTGCTTTTACGCTTGCCTTTGGCCCTCATTTTCTCTAGCGCGGTAATGTGCTCCTCATGAGAAATGATGGCGGGGTGAGCATCTTTTACGATTATTTGTTTATCAGGAGCGACATTCTTGCGCTTTTTAGATATGAAGTCCATTGTTTCCTCTCGATGCTGAACAAGCGCCCCAGTATAAACTACATTTTCTAGGATTACGCGAATACTGCTTTCAAGCCACATCGCCCCTTTGTTGCTACCGCCCGATACAGTTCTAGGCGTTGGGATTTTCCTTGAATTAAGATAGCTGGCGATTTTATACCATCCCCAACCTTTGTAAAGGTATAGGTCAAATATTTCCCTGACTATAGGGCTGTATTGCTCATCTAGGGCGAGCTTTCCATTATCCCCACGTTTATATCCGAATGCAACGAGTGATGCCTGATACTTGCCTAAACGTGCGCCTGTTTGCCTGCCAATTTTAATACGTTCCGAAAGCTTTCGGCTTTCCTCTTCTGCAAGGACAGCCTTTAGCCTAAACATCAGCTTAGTGTCGCTTGTAGTTGTGTCATAATTGTCTTCGGGAAATATGAGCCGAATATTAAGTCGTTCCAATTCGTCAGCTACAGTCATACTTTCTACCGAATTTCTGCCGAAGCGGGAAACGGACTTAGCTATTACAGCATCAAATTTCTTTTGTTTAGCGTCATGTATTAATTGCTGAATCGCTTCACGCTTTGAAAAAGTCGTTCCACTTACACCATCATCAACATATGGCTATACTAGCTGCCATCCGTTATCCATGACTATGTTAGTTGTGAATGCGATTTGATTATCAAGGCTGTTACGTTGCTCATCTCTCTTTGTGCTTACTCTTGCATATATTGCACATCGCATAGGTTGTTCCTCCTCGGAATGGTTATATCCGACCTATACGAAGTGCTCTCGCCATAATTTAGAGCCTAATTTTTGTTCTCCCTCTAAATTTTCTTCTGACCTGATCGTATAGGTCTGGCAGAAGGGAGGGAAAACAATGAACACTAATCATGAGTTTGTAGGAGTTTTCCCGATTCAAGAATCAATGGAACAACTAATCATTGAACTAGTGCGGGCGGGCTTAATTGAATTTGAAGACAAAAATGCCCTGAACTCTGAATTCCTCACGGATGAATGTCATTAGCTCTTATCCCCGCCTCCATTTGATTTTGTGGGGGCGGGGCTTGTTTCTATTCAGTTGTCAATGAGCAACATGTGCAGATTGTATAGGTATATTGAAGAATAATGCAAGAAAAATAGATGATCGGCATTATTCTAAAATTAATTATTATCCCTCCCCCTATACCTAGGAATTTGTTGAGGAACAGAAGCGGGGGAGCGGGTTAGATTATTCCTCTACGTAAATTACTTCAACTTTTGTTGCAGGTATAAACAATCATCAAATGATTTCGTATAGATTAGGTGAAAGATCAACCCAACATAATATTGTAATAAACGTGGATTTTCGGTAGCACACGATAAATAACCGACCCGATTAAAGGTCGGTGGGAGGCGTTAGAGGCTAAGTAACCATCCCCAGATTAACCGTCATAGAGCTAGAAATGGCTAGGAACCCTGACAGAGTGTTTTTTGCACAATAGAAATGACTAATATTGCAGCGTAAAAATGCTCAACACAAATACAAAAAAGGCACTTGTCAGCATCAATACTTCCTCCTACCGTTAGGTTTGGGACAACTTAGCGAAGGAGAATGGAAAGGATGCTGAAAATGCCTCAACAACACTATATCAGGTTTTTACGTGAAGTAGAAGGATGCTCGGTAAACGAGATTGCAGAACGTGTGGGTGTTCACTGGCGGACTGCCAAAAAATATGCCGATCAAACGGATTGGAATGCCTCGATGAAGAAACGAAAGGGCAGAAGTCCTGTCATGGGTCCGTTTATGGAGATCATCGATACTTGGTTGGAGGAGGACCGTTTGGTCCCCCGTAAGCAGCGACACACAGGTGTGCGCATTTTCCAACGCTTGCGCGACGAACATCAATTTACTGGTGGGCAACGTACAGTATTGGCCTACGTGCAGCGACGAAAGAATGAAATGGAACTGGATCGTGCCAAAACGTACGAACGGCTAGAACATCCACCGGGTGAGGCACAGGTGGACTTTACAACCATTGAGGTATGCCAAGATCATCGATTACTCACATACAAACTGCTCGTCATGTCTTTTCCGTACAGTAATGCCGCCTTCGTTTATCCGACACCGGCGGAGAATCAGGAATGCTTTTTGGAGGCAATGAAGCAGTGCTTTGAACAAATGGGAGGAGTTCCTCAGAGAATCTGGTTTGACAATCTTTCCGCTGCCGTCGTTCATATTGAGAAGCAGGGCGAACGGCAATTAACGGAAGGCTTCCAACGATTTTGCGCTCACTACCGGTTTGAAGCTGTCTTTTGCAACCCATACAGCGGTCATGAGAAGGGGCACGTCGAGAACAAATGTGGGTACTCCAAGCGCAATTGGGCTGTGCCGATTCCCATCTATGAAGATCATGAACAGTTAGCCTCCTACTTCGCCGAGCAAGCAAAACGAGATCGTGATCGTCAGCATTATGCTCTAAATCGTTGCATCGCAGATCTGTGGGAGGATGATCGTCGTAAATTGCTTACCCTACCAGAGCAAGGATTTGAGGCTTTTCGCTTGGGTGCTGCAGTGGTGAATAAGTATGGAGAGATTCGGATGGATGAAATGACGGTTCCGTTGCTGGGGATGTCAACTCCAGGCAGCGAGGTACTGATCCAAACGTTTTGGGATCGTCTCGTCATTCTAAACGGCCAACACCAGTTAATCCGGGAAGTATCCAGACCTTATACGGGACGAAGTATGGATATTCCGTGGTCACTAATATGCAATGGATGGCTAAAAAAACCACGTAGTGTGACACACTCGCAGTTTCTCCGTATGCTACCAGAGATCTTGCAAGAGTATGTAACTGTGAAGGATCTGACAGAGCGAAAAGGTCGTCTTCAGGCATTGGCGCACTGGTGTGACATTTACACAATCGAACAGATTCAGGAAATAATTGCTCTACTAGGTCAAAACACACCGGTTACACGTATCACGGCTGTGTTAGGTGTAAAATACGGAAGTCGCGATCTTCCTGTCACGTGGGAAGAGACGTTGTCCCCTCCGGGAACTCGCGTAGAAAGTTCCCTCCAACGCTATGATCAACTTGTGGGGGTGAATTGAGATGCCGACGGCATTGGGAGATTTGTGCCGACAACTCCGATTGGCGCATGTCGTGGACTACGTATCCGCTCAGCAGAATGAGCAGATTCGTAGCATTGTGGAGCAAATCCTTGTTGCGGAACTGGACGGCCGCCGCCGTGCCAAGTTGGGTAAACTTGTTCAGCAGGCGGGGTTCCCACATATTAAGACTTTCGAGGGGTATGTGTATGACCATATCTCTTTCCCTAATGGTAGTAGTCCAGAGCTGCTTCAGGAATTGGATTGGCTCGAACGCAAAGAAAATCTACTCTTAATGGGTGCCGTAGGCACAGGGAAAACCCATATGGCAACGGCACTTGGTGTGGAGGCTTGCCGCCGGGGCAAGGCGGTGCAGTTCTACCGGGCTTCCGATTTGGTTTCTGTGCTTCAGGAAAAATTTGCGGCGGGTACACTCAGTCGATTTCGCGAGAAATTGAAGAAGACAGATTTACTCATTCTTGATGAAGTCGGCTACGTACCGTTCAGCCAAACCGGGTCTGAGTTATTGTTTAACGTGATTGCGGATTGCTATGAGCAACAGAGTGTGATCGTTACATCCAACCTAGAGTTCGGTCAATGGACATCAGTGTTTGGAGACACAAAGCTCACGTCGGCGCTCGTTGATCGCCTGGTACACCACGCTCATATCCTCTCATTCACAGGTGAGAGTTTCCGCTTCAAGCAAGCAATGGATAGGATTCCTGTTTAG